TCACGAACTGATGAATCATAAACATAATCACCTTCCTCATTTCTCTCTAATTCGTCTCCTGCTGTCCAAGAACACCCAAAAGTAACTATTTTTCTTTCTTTCATTCTATCACCGAAATATCTTTTCTGTTTTTCCACGTGTCGGGTAAGTCCAAGTTTTTATTAATACAAAATCCAGTAAGTGTATTTCTATCCTCTTTTGACCACTCACTAACTGGTGTTACCCAATGTGAATTTTTTAATGTATGATTAATTATAATTAATTTATTTGGACTTGGAAGGTGTGATAAAATTTTACCTTCCTTAATAATTTGTAATTGTCCACCCCAATCATATTTCCAATCTAATTCTGTTAAATATAATATATATCCAATTGAACCCATATAATCATCATAGTGAATTCTTGTAAAATTTTTACCATTATTTTTATATTTAGTTGCTTGATGTCTAACTTTTTGATTCTTTTCACCTAATATCTCTTCAAGTAAAGGTTTAATATATTTATCATATATTCTAATTATTTTAGGATTATTGACCACATCAAAACTTGACCAAAAATTTGCCCTATACTCTTCATTATCTGATGGGAAATGTTTATCTTCTAAATTTTCCCAAAGTTTATATCTTTCTTTCCGTATTTGATTAATTTCTACAAATTCACCGTTATTAAATATTTTAATTGTTTCTTTATAGACCTCTAAGGGTAAAAAATCTTCTATTACAACAAATCCATTTTTTTCATATTCTTTTTTCATTTTAAAAAATCTTGTATTTGTTCAGTATTATATAATTCGTTTGACCAAAGTTCATTTCCTTGTTCACTTGGATGCATATCATCAAGAAATAATCTACTATAACCTGCCGGGCGGGCCACATCTTTATATTCTTTCTCATCCACTGGATAATTATCTAACTGTCTCAATAAAAAGGCCAGTTGAGAATTACCAAATAATGATCCACCATAAAAAATATCTTCTGGTATAATCTTATATAACATTGTAAGATGGTCATTTTTAAATACTTCTCTTTCGAATTCAACTTCACCAATTAATTTGTGATCGTGAACTGATTTTATAACATCAGTTGTTTCATTAAAAGAATTAAAAAATAAATGTTTAACTCCAATAGATTTCAAAAAAGAATGTAAATATATACATTGTTGTAAATACTTTTCAATGATATACGGAGTATTTGTTACAGTATCTAAAAATGATTCCAATTCTGTATTACTAAAATTTCCATTATGATTCTCGTAAATAGATTGAATACCAAATGTTGTATATTTCCCATCTTTCGCAAAATTAAACATTTCAGATCTATAAAATGATGTCCAACTAACTATAACAAAAACCTCATCAGGATTATCTGCGAGATTTGGCCATTGCCTGTGGTGGGGACCCCAAAGAAGTGAGCGTAATTGGAATACCGGATCACTAAACATACTCGATAATAGTTTCACTACTTTATTAATAATCTGTTGATTTGACAATCCACCTTCCCCAAAATTTAATACACCCTTTTGGATTTTCCCCCCATAGAGTTTTACAACCTTTCTCTCAACCTCAGACCAATCTTCACTTTTAATTAATCGTTCTCTATCATCGGCCCAACCATCTCGTTTTGGTTCAAGTAATCTATCCAAATATCCAGGCCAGCTATATTTAAATTCATACTTGTCACAATACTTTCCAGATTTATTTAATCTTCCCTCTGGTATATCCCCAGTAATATGTTGACAATCATGTTTTTCATCATATGGTATCTTATATTTATGTCTATTATCATAATAAACTTTATTCATTTCTGAAGTTAATGATCCCCCATTTACCCAAGAATCACCAAATACTAATATTCGTTTCAAAACTATGTATTCCTAAATCTACTATAATCATTATTAATTATTATTTTATATGCCTGGATTAATTCACGTATTCCATCATCAAGTGAAAATTTTGGAAACCAACCAGTTGATTCTATTTTATCATTAGAAACAATATAATCTCTTTTGTCTGGATCACTATAAAAGTCTGAAAAATTTATATCAAAGTGTGGTATAAATCCTTTAATTTTATAAACCAATTCTTCTTTATTCAAATTTGAATCTGATAGTCCAACATTAAACATTTCACCGTTATATTTATCGTAATTTTCTAACATAAAAACAAATGCAGAAATTACATCTTGTATGTGTATATAATTTCTCTTAAAATCCTTTTCAAAAACCGTAATATACGTATCTGTTATTGCCTTGTATACAAACTCATTTACTAACAAATCTAATCTCATTCTCGGTGATGTTCCGAATACTGTTGCCAATCTTAAAGCTATCCCATTTCCACTTTCCATTATAATAGATTCTGCATCAACTTTTGTTTTACCATAATGACTAACAGGATTCAATGGTGATTCTTCCGTACAATAAATTCCATCCTCACCAACACCATATCCACTATTTGAATTTGGATATATTATTTTTTGTTCCGTAGTCATATTCTCTACTATAAATTTTACTTGTTCATAATTAACCTCAGTAGCTAACTTTTTATCCTTATCACATGCTGGGAATCCTACTATTGCTGCTAACGGAAATATAACATCAGTTTCTTTAAGATAAGGTAAAAGACTTTCTTCATCTCTAACATCACCCATAATAAATTCAAAATTAGGATAGTGACAAATATCTACTAATGATAATTGTTTATACATAAGGTTATCATAAACTGTAACACTATATCCTAAATCAAGTAACTTTCTTGATAAAATAGAACCTAAATATCCTGCCCCACCCGTAATTAATATTTTTTTCATGTATAAAACTCCTCTATATTATCTTTTAAATATAACTTTCTACCTTCCTGATTAAAATCAAACATAAAACCTTTGTTTTCAACAAATCTTGCTTGTGCGTTATCATGCCCTTCACATTCAGAGTAATCTATAAATGATAATCTTTCATCTTTGCTACTTCCCGTAGTAATTTTTACTTTATAACTAAACTCTTTTATATATTTAACTATATCATTACAAATTTTTGGCTTATTATTAGAAGTAAACCATTCATTTTCTAAAGAAAGTCTCATTGCAATACCTTTTCCCCCTGCGGGCGGTGCATGAAAGTATCCAACTGGACTGAAATAAGAAAATTTATCTCCGATTACTAACCTATAATCAAATGACATACTTTCATCTCTCTCTAATACAGTCAAAGTTCTATCAGTATTAAGTTTTACCCAAATAAAATTATCATTATCAACATGACAATCAGCTGATGCAATTGGTTTTTTATTGGACATCTCATCACCGTCAAAAAATACTTGAACTTCTTTAATACCTGACAATGAACCCAATAATTCAGTTACTATTTTTTTTATAGGATAAAATTCATCATAGTTATCTGGAGATAAGAATATTATAAATCTCTGATCATGTAGTTCTGAAAATTTTTGGTTATCTGGAAACTCTCTACTCACCAAATATTTTTGCCAATCTTCAGTTGTACTCAGTTTATCTAATATAAAATTATTTATTTCATCATAACTACTTTCTAAAAGGTTAGTATCTAAAATATTATCCAATGAAACATAATCACATCTTTGATTTGTTTCTTTATTAATAATTTCCATTCCGTAATCCATATCTAAAAAACCTTAACACCATATTTCTTACTAAATCCAACTCCACCAAGATAACTATTCACTATTGGTTTACCTTTTACATTTAAACTTGTATTTAATACCATCGGACAACCTGTTTTCTCATAAAACTCCTTAATAAGTTTATAATAACCTGGATTATCATCTTTACTAACAGTTTGAACTCTTGATGTATTGTCTACGTGACAGATTGCTGGATATTTCTTTGGATACTTACATGGTGCCACGAATTGCATAAACTGAGACTTCTTAACTGGCATATCAAAAATTTCGTGTGCGTGTTCTTCAAGGACAGATGGGGCGAATGGACGAAACTTTTGTCTATGTTTTATCGCATTCACCCTATCCTTTATATCATCGCCACGGGGGTCTGCCAGTAGAGAACGGTTTCCTAATGCTCGAGGACCGAACTCCGCCCTTCCGCTTGCCACACCAACGATATTTCCTTCAAGTAACTCATTTAATACTTTCTTTCTTGGATAACGACCTGTAATCTCATAACCAGTAAATGGTGATGTCCAATTCACGTGTTCCCCATAAACATATGCTGCACAACCGAGTGATGAACCTGCATCACCTGGGTTTGGTAGTATCCATAACTTTGGATAGTATCTTTGGGCTATAATAGAGTTAGCAACACAATTTAGTGCAACTCCCCCCATATAAACACAATTATCAGTCTCAGGAACTAATCGTTTTGTTAAACTGAATACTTTACGGATTTCTTCTTCACATATCCATTGAACATTTGCCGCTATATCAAATTTCCATTGTTCACTATCATCATCTGGGTAGTATTCTGGATTCCAACCTAAACAACCTCTATGTAAATTGTCCTTTAAGTCAATCAGTTTATCTGAATCATTGAAAAAATCCTTACGAATATTCTCTTTAAGTTTTTTATCTTTCGTTCCCCAACCTGCCATTCCCATAAGGATGTATTCATCTTCTTGTGGTTTTAATCCAAGTCGTTGAGTCATTGCACTATACCAAAGACCAAGTGATTTTGGATATTTTAAACTATATCGTTTCTCAAAATGACTTCCCCACGCGTACCAAATACTACAAGTCTCAAACTCTCCTATTGCATCTATTACTACGATTGCCGATTCTTCATATGGACTCGTGTAGTAACCTGCTGCAGCGTGAGATTGATGATGTTGAACATATTCTATTTTTGAATTACCAACAAAATCTCTTAAATAATAAGATGGTAAATTTTTACGAGCAAATACTTCTCCATATTGACCTGCTCTTAGTTGTCTTAACTTTTTTAAGTATGGTCTTTCAAAATATACTACCTTGTCTGGTTTACCACCAAGTCTATAACAATCGGCAAATAGTGCACTATTTAACTCAGAATCGTTTTTAACCCCACTATACCTCTCACTATGACCAGCAAATAAAATCTCACCATCTTGTATCATAGTTATAGCAGCGTCATGATTTAATGCGTTTATTCCTAATATCTTCATAAAACTAAATAAGGCTCCTCTTTCATATTACCATTATTATCTCCCAAATCTATCCACCAAATTGAACTTGCTCCCCCAAATTTTATGGGTTTTTTTGTTATCCTTGATGCCTGTCTTATCCCCCAAAAATATTCAGGATTTATATTAGTTCTACCTGGTTTACTTCCTTCGTCTGGTAACCAATGATCTTTTTTTAATTTTTCTGGATCAACATTATCCATATATAAATCATGTCCACACATTTTACCATTTTTACTCATATGTGGCAACCAATATCTAATCTGTGCAGCTATATCATAACAATGTTCATCATCAATAAATAATAAATCTATTTTTTGGTTTTCTCCTCTCAAATACCAATCAATTTCATATTCTTCTTTCTTCAGACCAGTAGTTTCGTAATAATAATCGTTAAACATTGTCCTACCATTTGGTGATTGTCCTTTTATTCTTTCAATATTAACACAATCTTGAGTCCATTTTTTATGTTCTTCCATTGGATCCCAATAATCTGGACCCATATCTTTAAATGAAAATATTTTTTCCCAATTTTTCGTTGTATGCCATGCAGAATCTGGATTCTTAGACATATCACCATTTAAGTCGTTAAATGCAATATCAAGTGTTGGTTCTATTTCATTATAAATTTCTTCAGTTGCAATAGAAAGTGTACCTTCTCTCCATAAATCAATACAGACAACTCTCGTAGAAGGATCACAACTTTTTGCTAAAGCATAGGATGTTCTTCCGCAAAAACTTCCAATTTCTATTATTAATCCGTCCTTGGAAACTTCACTTGCAAAATATTCAAGAACTTTTAAATCTGCTTCTGTTGCCCATCCTGGTATATCAAGATTATACATACTCTATCCTATCTAATAACACATTTATAACTTTGTTAGTAAATTCTTTGTGTGAAAATTCTGATGGGTGTCCTGGATCTTCTACTCCATTACCCCATGCATGACGTTCACCTAAAACTATCCATTCTGATAATCCTCCGTATTCCACTTGTTCATCTTCATAAAACCACCATTTATCCCAATCTACCATATCCCACAAATGTGTTGAATTTTGATATATATCTTTTAATAATAATGAATCTTTTGATATTTTAGCTGTATGTTCTGCTGGCCAAATACGATTCGGACTCCAAGGTTCATTATCAAACCACCCCATACACCAAATATCATGTCCAATTAAATCTTGGCCACCAAGTGGATAACCTTTAGGAATTTTACAACGATATTTATTAAATATATTTTGCCATGTCATAAATTTAAATTTAATATCCTTACCTTCAAGATACCATTGTAATCTTAACATATTCTCAAGACTTCTAATAAAACTTTCTTCTTCAGTATAGAAATTTTTAAAGTAATTATCAAATAATTTAACTACTGGTTTATTTTCCCATTCCATACCTCGTGTAGAACTCTTTAACCAACACGATTCTTCAAATGGAATTTTATATTCATTTGGTCTACCTATAAAATTCTCTAACCAATTCATATCATTTCCATCTATATAAAGTTTATGCATTGGTGTTTCTTTTTTTGTAGATAACACTTCATATCTATCTATACCACTCCACATAACTAAAACCGTTATATCATTGGGTTGAATTCCTTCATTTAACATTCTATCTACCTCATAGATAACACTTCGTGAAATATAAGAATTTCCGGCACCTGGACTTGCTATATTATGTACCCAACCATGTTTTTCTTGATTTATACGATATGGCCACGAATTACCACAATTTGTAAAACTACAACCACCTGTTATAATGTGCTTATCTGGAATTTTTGTTTCTATTTTCAATATAACCTCTTATATTATTACTTATAAATAAATGGATCCCTTTTTCTAATCTCTTTTATTTTTTTTCTATATAAAAACCATGTTTTAATACGATAAAAAATTTGTTTTATTTTTTTAAACATATTGTTCTCCTAATAATAACTATTAGTTTAAATTAATTTCCATAAATGTTTTGCAATATATTCATGACCAAGTTCCGTAGGATGTTTATATTTTGTTATCAAATCATCATAAGATGGATATTCCAACTTAGAAATAAAATGGTATGCATTAAACGTCCTAAACGACTGTGGACAATTATTCCAAAGTGAAACCAATCCGAAATAACTATTGTGGTTATCATAATCATCCCATTCAGTTCTTTCACTTGCAATAGTATCTATCTCTTGTAATTCATTAATCACTTTTTCTATTTCATCACTCATAGGATAAAATGCATTAAAAAATAAATGTCTTATATTAAATGAACTCAAAATATGATGTAAAGATACTACGTTACTTAACCACTTCGAATACATTCCCTGTAAACTTCCAAACCTATCCTTTAATAGTTGATTATCATAATCTCTATCACCTGGTTTAAACCCCCAATCATCTTCTACATCGTGTCTCATCTGTTTCCATTGATTTAATTCTTCATTATAATATTCAAAACGAGTTGGGGATGTAAAACCAATCACAACAAATAAATCTTCTAATTTAACACCAATATTTCCAGTTTTTTCAGACCATATATTCTTCCCGTCCTTTATTAAACAAATATCTCTAAGTGTTGTCCTAAATATTCTATCATTAGATGCTCCAGAAGTTGCAACATTAAAATCAATCATATTCATCTTATCAGATAATATTGCACTCCATCTATCATTCTCTCTTGTGTCTGGACTTAAATCAGTTCCAAAAGACCAAGAATCTCCATTGCTATATAAAACTTTCATTAACACATTCCATGTTTTTTAATATGTTCATATAAAATATCTGCTATTACTTTATGTCCAAATTCATTTGGATGACTACCTTCACATAAAGCAGGATTATTTGCCTTAATAGATGATAAATACATTGAAGGTGGTTCTTTATCTTGATATTTACTTCTCAATACATTTAACATAGTATTTGGATAAATATATTTTTCAGGAATAACCGAAATTAATTTTTGTTGTTTTTCATTAAACTTTAATTTATCTCCAGATTTTATTGGTTCAGAAAACAACTTAATGTCCGCTGACTCCATAGGATTATCATACCCAAAATAGTCATCAATATCCCGCTGAGTAACCTTATCATCGTTAAAATCTTTAAAAAAATTATACATACTATCATATGGATAAAAATTATTAAAAAATAAGTGTTCTATATTATATGACATTAAAAATCTATGAAGTGTAACCATTTGGTAAGACCACCTATCCAATGATTCTTTAATACTCCAAAAATATTTATTATACGACTTAAAATATTCCTGAATTCTTTTAATATCTTCTGATAGAAACAGGTCTTCCTGAATTGTTAACTTTCCTGTAACAGACTGTGCAGGAGTTCCTGGAATATAATTGAAATCAGTTAATATATCGTGCCCTGTACCTTTATCTATAAATTTAAATAATCGTCTTTCGGGAGATGTCCATCCAACCAAAACAAATACTTTATCAAACGAAAAACTATCCTTTGACTCTATTACTCCCGTAACAACTCTTTCATAAATACTATCATTAGATATTCCCGAATCAGCTAAATTTAATATTTCATCAAACCCTAATTTTTTTTGTAAATGATCTACATAAATATTACCTGTGGGATTATTTAATTCAGCACCTATTCCCCAAGAATCACTTACTGAAACCATTAATGATTTATTCATATTATTTGTGACCTGTTATTTGTAAAGTATATCTATATTCTACACCTATGTTGGCGGCAAAATGTTTAGTATCTCCAATCCAAACTGCATAATCGCCGGCTTTCCATTTTACAATTGGTTTACCTTCATATTCAAAATAATGTCCACTCTTCCAATCTTCTAAAAATACAAGAATTTTATGAACTTCTTCTGTTTTACAATTAAATTTTTTAGTATAAACACTATAAGCATCTGAATGATTTGGTATTATATCATTTGTTCCCATACGATAATAACAACATCCAATATCTTTTAACTGAAATTGTTCTTCTACCCAATCCAATATTTTGTTATGCCAACTTGGTAATGGATCATAATGATTTGCCATTTTTCCAGAAAAGAAATCAACATCATTATCATAACCTTGTTTTCTCCATTCTTCTATGGCATACTCATCATTGAAAACTTCTTTTCGATAGTCTAAATTTTTATATTCATCATCCCAAAATGGTTCAATATTATTCACCATAATGTTCTCCCCATGCTGTGGTAATATCTATTCCCATATCGTTATACTCTATTTCTCTTTTATTTCTCCACTCATTAGCTTTATGTAAATAATCATTTAATTGTTCATTTTTACATTTAGCTGGATCATTAATTAATGGATCTATCATAATAGAAAGTCCTGTTGTCCATTCTAAACTTCCGTGATAATCTGATGGTGTAAATATTATTGCATTTCCTTTAGTCTTATGTAGTATTTTTTCTTCCCAATCATATAAATATATTCCCTTTTTTTGTTCACTTGTCGTTGTCCATATTCTAATACAAGATTCATTATTATGAAAATCTTTCATTATATTATTATGTAACTCATCATTATCAATACTTCCAGCATCTGTATCACCCATATTCTTATTCTTTAGGTTTGTAGAAAAATCAAACCTTAAATGAAATTTTGAATAAAAATTTTCATCTATTTCAAAATAATTACTCCAAAAATCAAGAAGATAACCCAATCTACTTAATAAGCCCGTAGTCCAATCAGGACAACCTTCAACTCCTCCTGCACACTCTAATGCACCACATAATCGAGCCTTATATAATTGTTCAACAGTTTGAACATTCTTACCTCCAAGAAAATAATCTTTAAATTTTTTATCATTATGACAACAATACACAATATCTTCCTTAATTTTATTATCTAAAGTCATATAAGTATCAATGTCTATTATATCAGATATATCAATGTATGGTTTATTTTCTCCAACTCCTATCAAGTATTCTCTCCTATTCTAATTACTTCACAATTATCTTGTTCTGGAATATATCTCCACGGATCAATAATAATAGAACCTTGGTTATATGAATAAGTAGTAAAATCAGGATGTTTAGTTCCAATAAAATAAATCATTGCTTCTTCACCAGTAAGTAATTTATGTGTATCTACATATGGATCCCACATTGAAACTTGTTTATGACCTCTTTCTTCTAAAATATTCTTTAACAGAATAGATGGACTACCAGTTACAATATTAGTTTCTGGTTTAAACGATTTACCAAGTATTAAAATTGGATAACCATCTGCACATCCTTTATATTTAAATGACGTTTCTTCAATCAAATCTGCTAACCAATCAGTTTGAACTTCTCTCTGTTTCATTATATTATCAAACCAATTAAAACTTAACCCTAACTTATCACTTAGCCAACTCAATGCTATATTATCTCGTGGATGACAACCACCACCATCTCCCATACCACCACTTAGATATTTATATGATATGATTCTATCATCACACATTTTTAACGCATTCGTAACATCATCAACGTTTGTATTTGGTAAATGATGACACATTTCCATTACTGTATTTACAAATGCTATCTTCGTAGAAATAAAAGTATTATATATAACTTTAATTAATTCTGCATTTTCAATAGTAGTATCATAAAATGGTGAATGGTGTAAAGTTCTATAAAACTTTTTAGCTTTCTTTGCAGCCCAAGAATCGTCCACTCCAAATAAAACAATTTCTGGACTTAAAAAATCCCTCATAGTAGTTCCCATTGCTATAAAGAATGGATTATAACATAATTGAAAATATGGATTATCCTCTATTAGTGGTTTTATCTCTTTACGAATTGTACCAGGTAAAACTGTAGATATAATAATAACAACCTTTTTAGATTGTTGATAATAAATTTCTTCTGATAAATCTTTAATACCTTTTTTAAGATGAGTATAATCAAAATCTTCCCTTTCATCGGGTATTCTTGTTGTTCCTTCAAACTTCTCACCATGTGGTGTTTGAATTGGAACAAAAATTATTTCAGATTCTCCAACAACTTCTTCTACCGATTTTATTTCTATCTTACTTTTATCTAAATGTTCTTGTGCCCATATTTCTTGATATTGTAATTTCTTCGTATCAATAATATCCTTAACTTGTTCAGAAGGATCATACCCAACTACTTTATGACCTCTTGATTCAACTGCTAATGCACAAGGTAATCCAAGTTTACCTAATCCTATAAATCCTATGTTCATAACCTATCTCCTTTTCTATCCATTAAAAGAACTATACTCCATTGATTCTGGATTTAATTTATTTAACCAATGATACAAATGTTCATATCGTCTTTCTAAATCTTTATTGGTTGCTAAAATCTCACCGTTACCTACCTTTTTAAGATTCACATGACATTTAGATGGATAAGTCTGAACATATTCTCTAAATCTCTTATGTAAAATTTCTACCCCAAACATTTCAGGATTTCTATAAATAGGTGTTCCAGGATACGGTGTGAATAATAAACAAATCCATTTGTCTGGTTTTACATCCTTTATAAACTTTTTAACTGCCTCTATAGATTCGTCTGTTTCTCCTGGTAACCCCGTAATAATATAAACTTTTGCCTGTATTCCCCATTTCTGAATAAGTTTAACGGCCTTTCTGTGCATATCAGTAGTGGCGTTTCCTGCTTTATTATTAAGTTCTAAAATGTCATCATCAGCTGATTCAAATCCTATACCAACCTCTCTACATCCTGCATAATATAATAATTCCATATACTCATCACTCACCAATACTGAACTAATGGAACATCTAAATCTAATATCCAAATCGTGTAATTTGGGTGCTAACTTTTGAAATCTTTCTTTATCAATAATAACATTATCATCTAAAAATCTAAAATGTTTACAATCATATTTATCAATCATCAATTCTATTTCTTCTATAACATTTTCTGCACTTCTAAATCTTGTTTTCTGTTGTAGATTTGCACAAAACGCACACGCGAATGGACAACCTCTACTTGTCATTAATGTTGCACCAATTACATCACTATCGTAATTGTATCCACCCCACAAATCTGTACTTGCTGCTCTATGGTCAGGTAATAAATGTCTTGCTGGGTGTGGTATTGAATCTAAATCAACAATTCTTTCACCTCTTTGAACTCCTGTTGGTTTCTCGGTACATATTTTAGTTATAATTCCCTCTGCTTCATCTTGAACCACACAATCAAAGTGATCAACACAATCTTCAGGTAACCAAGTTGCGTGTGGACCACCTAAAATTGTATATGCCTTATCACCATATTTATTTTTAATATTACGGGCTACTTCTTTCATATCATCCACTTGTGGTGTAACTGCAGTAATACAGTAAATATCACCCCGCGGTGGATTATCATATGAATTGTAATCTTCTCTTAAATCCCATAACTCACATTCAAAACCATCTCTCTCTAATATAGCAGCGAGATATAATGGTCCCAAAGGAGCGTATGCAAATTGTTTTGCATCCATTTTAGCGTCGGGGTTTACTATGATTACTTTTTCCATATATCTTATAAATCTAATAATTGTAATATAAACTTTTTCCAAACAGTCTGTTTCAATTTCTTCGAATTTGCAAGTTCTCTATTATGATAAACTTTTGGAATAATTTCTCTACAATAAATATCATGAAATTCCTTATCATCTATTTTACAGGCTTTCTCTACTGAATCTACAACTGCTAACAATCTATCCGTGTGATTTATAATATCATCATAACTCTCATCGAACAATTCAGGAAAAGTCTGATATCCCATTGACCTCATATATTTTAAAACACCATAACTACCTAAATGAATAAATGGTTGACAATTAATGGCCTTATAAGTTTTTTCACTCATTTCAAAAATAGTTTTGTGTGATTGTGGTAGTGTTTTATTGTACATATAACTTTCAGTTATTATATTAAAATAAGAATTTTTAACATGATTTACATCAACTGGTCTATCATTTTTATCTACTTCTTCCATAGTTTTATCAAGAATGAGTGGAACTCTCTTAACCATTTCTTTTTTTGCATAATCATCAACTAATTTTCCATATCCCTCTGTAACATCAAATCCCAAATCACTGGTAAACTGACTAGCCATTTGATCCAAAGAACCATATCTAAATAATAGAGAAATCAATCCTTGTTTATCAAGTCCGCGTCTAAACAACTCCGTAACCATAAACATTCTATATTCTTTTGCATTTGCATTATAACACATATATCTATATGGTTTTACTTCTTTCGTTGGTAAGGGTAAATCTCCAAATCTCGAATTAGGTTCAAATAAATAAGTATCCATTCCAATTACCTTTATTGGATTTTTTCTAAATACTGTAGACTCTTCTAATAACAATTCATATGTTTCATTACTTCTCAAATCATAAGATAAAAAAATTATTTGTTTAGAATCTACATTAAATTTTTTAATTAATTCCATCACCCATTCTAATGTCATCTGCTGTAACGCTTCTCCTTCTGACACTAAAAGTAATTTCATTTTACCTTGATTAATTAACTCAACTTTTGATTTATCAAGTACATTATCACATCCACCCCATAATGGATAAAAATTTTGAGATTCAGGCTTAACATCTAATTGATTAATAGTTTTTCTATTTATCTGTATACCGGCTTCCTGAACTTGATGGAAAAGCCCCATGTAATCGTTATTATCCTCAAATATAAAATTATACATCTATTATTTCCTTAAAAAATTTTTTATATAAAACTTTAGAATTATACTTTAAAAAATTCTGTTGATTATATTTAATAATTGGTAATGCATAATCAACATAAAGTTCATGTAATTTATCATTGTCCATATTACAAACCCGTTCTACCTCATCAACAATAAACAATAATCTATCAAGTTGATTTTCAATATTATCATAACTTTCATCAAACATTTTAGGAAAAGTTTTATAACCAAATTCTCGTAGATATTTTAATGAATGTGGTGCTGCCATTAAAACAAACGGATGATATAATAATGTTCTATAAGTTTTTTCAGTCAAAAAAACAGGACAATATTGTAATCCTTTTGGTATCGAACCGTGTTCATACCCAAAATAACAACTTTCTGTTACAATTGAAAAATAACTATCCAACATATGTTCTAAATTACTATATCTATGTCCGTTCTTGTGTATCTCAACATCATAATCTAACAATATAGGAAGTTTTTTAGTCAAAGTAGGAAAATAGTTACTAATATTTTTAGAAGTTTTAAGTTCTTTGGCCACTCGAAAATCATCTTCTGGAGTTGAATCCCAGCATAAATATGAATTTAATCCATATTTATCTAACTTTCTTCTATATAACTCACTTATTGAAATAAATCTATGTGGTTTACCGACACCATTATAATTAAGATATTTAAACTTCTTTTTCTTTTTTAATTCTTTTAAAAAACCATCATTTATTGGTATTACACCCTCGTCTTTCATACTTAACATCCAATCGGTATCAATAAATGAACCAATTCCATAATAATTAATCGGAATAAATCTAATATTACATTCCTTTGTATAATCATCAATCAACTCTCCAGTATGAGAAGTATTTTTTTCAACTTCTGATATGTATTTTTCATATCTTTTTGGGGCCTTTAAATCAGAAGTAGTAACTATAACTTCAACTTCATGAAGATTATGTCTTTTTAAATTTTGACATAAAGGATTCAAAAATTCAAATTCGAATGCCTCTGATGAATTTACAATTACTAACTTTAACTTTTCCCTACGAATTAAATTTAATACTCTTGTAGATAAAAAACCTGTAAATGGTTGATCAACAAAACAAGTATAAGGATTAGTAGGAAATATAGGATAAAGATTAATCTGATTATCAAGAACTTTATCACTTACTTCATCTAAAAAAATTTCATTGACTTCCCAATCACATTCTTTCTTTAAAAATCCTAATGTAAATTCATTATCACGTTCACGAGTATTCAATTTTTGAATTATAACTTTACCCATGGCATCCTGATGTTGTTCTTTAACAAAATCATTTGGAGCACAATTTACACCATTTGGTATTATCCTATCTTCAAATTCAGACCAATCCTTTAGACCGTCACCTTGATGATGTTCCCAAACTATTCGTCTATCATATACTAAATTAAATTTCATTTTCTTCTATACTCGGTATAATAAAATTATAAATAAAGTTATTAAAACTCGTCTTATTAAAAAGGTTTTTATGATTATGTTCTAATCTTGGTATTAATTGTTCATACCAATTTTCCATTTCCTTTAAAGTATAACTACACAATCTTTCAATCTCATCAACAATCATTAACATTCTTTTAGTGGGGTGTGCCTGTTTATCATAACTTTCATCTATATATGGATGGAAGGTTTTAAATCCCTGTCTCCTAAGCTCCTTTAAACTACCATTACCTAAATTACTACACCCAACAAAAATAAAGGGATGGTGGTTATATATAGGTTTCCAGACCTTCTCATCTAAAAACATACACTTTTCATTAAACATAGTATTAGTAGTAACGGAAAAAAATGATTGTTCGTATGGCCAAACGGGCGAAGTATCAAAATGATTTGTTTCCCATTCACCAACATCTACATACCACGGCGCTCCTTCATTAAATTCTTCTATTAATCTTAATACTTGTTTTCTTAAATTTACTCCCATAGAAATATCGTTAAGGTATCCTTCCAAGTAAGTTGGATTGTTTGGTGAACATGATACATATCCCTTTGATAATAATGACTTACCTTGTAATAACGCCAATAAAGTTAATCTATGTCCTCTTGGTGATCTATTGTAACATAAAAAATGTTTCAACCCCCAAAGTTCTCCTTGTATTTCTTCTGGAATTCTTTTTTTCTTTAAGTCAGGTTTTGCAAAATTCCATTTTGATTTAAAATCTAAAAATCTTTCATTATTAAAAGAATAAATTCCAATATCTTCTAAATCAGAATACTTTGATTTTGGTTTCCATTTTTTATAATCCTCTCGTAATAACCAATTTCCAGTAACATATAAAACATTTTTTGGATCTAATTTAAACTTTACTATTTCATCATAAATTATTTCATATATATCATAACCTAACCAGTTGGTAGGATAACCTTCCATTGGTTGATAAAGCATAATTACAGCTTTATTTTCTCTAACTTGATTAATTGTTGTTTCACTAACTCCACTAAACAATGATTTTATTGAATTCTCACCTTCACGTTTATATACCCCCAACCAACCACGTGGGTCCCCTATACAATCAAGAACATATATCCATTTATTTTTTAAATTTAACTTTTTAATATTCTCAACGGAATAAATTTCAAAATCAATTTCAAACTTTTTAAACATCTCAGTTAAATAAGGTGGTAAATATAATTGAAAAATATTTGAAGTGTCTTTATTTTTTTCTGTAATCTTTTGGCCAATCAATCCATTTGGTTTTTGAATACTTCCATCTTCATAAAAATCATATCCAAATCTAAACATTAAAACTCCACATGACTTGGAATATCTTGTTCACAACGAAAATCTATCATTTCATGTTCCGTTCCAAACAATTTTTCTCGTTTAACTACACTATAATTTAAATCTGTAAGTCCATCTTCGTCTGTATTTATCAATCCACCTTGAACATCCTCTACAAATCGTTTCTCATTTACACTTGTATCTTTTTGATGAACAAATCTATTTCCAACTATATCATTACGTGGGTGTGATAAAGATTTATATCTTCCTGGTCTATTCCTATGTGGTAAAGTTGTATTAGGTATTTTGTCAATTGGTTCTGAGCTCATATATCCACCACTCCGAACACCATGATTGCCATTACCACTTAAATCATACACAATTCCATCTTTTGATTTAGAAAAATCATAGTATAACTTAGGACTATAATTTAAACTATTAGGATAATCACTCACATAATAATCTTTTATTTCATCTTCCCCAAACGACCTATTAAAAATAGAAACTTGTGCAATATCACCAGCAAAGAAATCTGTATTATTATCTGTCCTTGGATCACCAACTCCAATATAAAATGGATTTCCACCATATCTTTTTAATGGTGATTCAAACTTTAATGGAGATTCTGAACCATGTCCAAATCGTGAATCAGATTCTTCTCCGTTTAGATAAAACCTAAGTTCATTATTATCAACATCTACCGTAACCATTAAATGAGTCCAAACATCAGGATGTCTTTTTATCCACATATAAGAATGATTATTCTTTTGATTGAATAATCCGAATGAATATGCATTTGAATTGTCCCAACCTAATCCCATTTGAAAACTTGGGCGTCCTAAAATATATTGATGAATAAACTGTCTGTTTTCTACATCCCCAATTAAATAAGTTGGAATATCAAATCTATCTTCGGCACGAACAAGAACTGCCATTGTAAAATTACCACTTGTAACTTCTCTTAAACTGTCAGTTGGATTTATTTTTATATAATCAGAAAGACCATTGAACGTAATAAAATCTCGTGATTCATCTGATTCGTGTTCCATAAAAGTTTCATGTGCCAATCCTTTTTTCTTTGCTCTGAAAAACAAATCATCATCTTCCATTCCCCAATTAAAATAACCATTGGAATAACCATTTATTTTTTCGTAATGTTCTTTAGTGAATAGAATAGCACCACCAAAGTATTCCATATACTTAATACCATAATCAAACTGACTTACGTGGACTGCTAAATGTTCTACTTTATCTGGATAAGAATAATCACAAGTATCATCTTCAGGAACCATATCTATATCGTGGAAACAAAAGTAGTCATAACCTTCTTTTTGTGCTATATCAAAGGCCACATTCTTGGATGTTCCTCTATTAAATCCACTTACACTATCTGGATAAACTTGATTAGCAACAAATATCTTATATTCTATATCTTTGTCCTTAAAAAACTCATCCATGTGTGGAATAAACTTTTTAAGATGTTCTTCCCTTTTATAGTGTGGAACACATATTGCTAATTTTTTACTCATTTATCTGTTTCCTATTAAAAACTTTGATGGTCTGGAAATCCAATGTGTCTAATTTTTAAATCTTCAAGTAACTCATCCGTTTTCCAATTCATTATAACATTTCTATTATGTTCTATTTTCCATAATACAGATTTGTATATTTTTTGTAATTCATTTGTATCCATTTCACATAATCTCTTAACTTCATTTATTATAAACGTAACTCTTTCATTATGATCTTCTATTAAATCATAACTTTCATCAAATATTTCAGAATAAGTTTCGAACCCATTTCCTTTTAAGTATTCTAATATACCATAATTACCAACAACAATAAACGGTTGAGAAATTAAAGCCTTCAATGTCTTTTCCGTAATAAATAAATCATCAGTTTCACAATGAGTTTCCGTTACTAAATTAAAATATGTTCTACTCGTAACCAATGGATTGAATGCTCCATAAGAAACATCACAATCTTCAAAATCTACAGTCATTTTTTCAGGAGATTTTAATGAAGTTACATTCTCAACTTCTTCAGGTAAAAATATACCCTTATCTCTATATGATACATAACCATATTGTAATAAATCATTTTCTTCTAATAAATCATATACAGTTGTTCTATGTGAATGTTGTGAATTATTAAAACAATTATAAATTTTTCTTTTTTCTACATTAAAATCTACTAATCCAAACTTTTGTCCCTGATTAGTTACCCAAGGTAATTCATTATTAAATATTTTTTTTAATCTATGTGCAAAATACCAAACTGAATACACATAACTATATTTGTGTCTCAAATTACCATTTAAAAATAATATCTTATCTATCGGAATATCATTTTCTTCACTAAATTTGTCAAAATGTTTTATTCCATTACCATCAAGAGATTCATAACTAAAATCAATTATAATCTTATCAAGTTCTTTATCATAAAACATATTAGTCTTATCACATGCCTTGAACCAAGGAATAGAATCAGTAATCCGTAAAAGTTTGTCTATTACTTGTTGATACATTTTATGTAACTGATATAAATTCGTGTTTATCTAAAAATTCTTCTCGATGTATAACTTTATATGTTAAAGAATTCAAACCATCTTTTGTTGGATCTATTAGTCCCCGCCTTACCTTGTTAAAAAATCGTAATTGATTTTCTCGTGTTTCCCAATGAGTGAACTTAGTTTGACTCCAACCATTTTCTTCGTGTTCTAAACAAGTGAATTTTCCATCTCTTCTGTTTGGTATTAATGCAACACTACCTATTCTCAATTCTTTTTCCTTTTGAATTGCTCCGTGTATTTTAGCATGATTGTCATTTCCACTTTTATCAAGTACCACATCACCAACTATATTATCAAAATTCCAATAACCAACTACATCTTTTGAAGATTTATAAATTTCTGTTCCTTGTTTCCAACCATCAAAATTTTTCTTATCTGTAACATTTCGTGGGAATCCATCATTATATAAATAAGATGCTTCTTCTGGATTTATACAACTTGACCAAAGAGTTATTTGTGCAATAGAACCCTTAAAATAACCTCTATCTTCAAAACGTGAGTGTGGATTTGCACATCCAATATAATATGGAACATTGTTTGACTCTTTAATTTTACCCAAGAAATCAGTAGGTGATTCATTTACTTCTACACCATTTACAAACATCCGTAATCGTTTTAATAAATGGTCGATTGTATATACAACATGAACCCATTCGTTAGTTCGTCTATCTGAAACAACCATTGCCTGTTTATTTTCTGTATTCCAAATACCACCTTTATATTGCATTCCACTTGTATAAGCAATTCCTACGTGATGTCCTGGTCGAGTAAAAACATGAAATTCATCATATTCTTTATTCTCATCCAATTCTAAATCGTCTGATGGTTCTACCCAGGCCTCAACTGAAAATGATGAGTTCACCACTTTATTTAATGAAAGACTATTCTTTATCTCAAGATAATCTCGTCCATTAAACTCCATAGTACTTATGTATCTGGGTGCCTTATCTCGTGATGAACCTACCCATTGTTCGTCTAATGGAACTCCACGAGTTCTACATCGATAAAGTAAATCATCATCTTCAAATCCCCATCCCCAATATTTGTTAGAGTATCCATTTATCCACTCAAAGTGTTCTTTGTTGAATAATGTAACTCCACTAAAATATTCAGGATAGACTAAACGATAATTGAATTTACTCAATCTCGCTGCAAGATGTGTTGGTTTATCTACCCAAGAATAATCACAAGTTTTGTCCTCTGGTAACATATCAACATCATGAAAACAAAAATAATCATATCCTTGTTGAGATGATATATCATATCCAATGTTTATGAGCCAACCACGATTAAAAGGTCTATCATTCCCTTGTTCTACCACAAAGATTTTAAAATCTATATCTTTATCAGATAAAAATTTCTCCATATGTGGTACGAATTTTGCAAGATGTTCTTCTCTGTCCCGATACGGAACTATAATTGCAAGTTTTTCACTCATTATTTACCGAATAATTTGCCGACTACAGACTTCTTTTCTTTAGGTTCTTCTGTAGATCCTAAAGCCTTTGCAATTTCACTTGCAATGTCTGCCGCAGATGCTTGTGGTTGTGTAACTGATGGGGCTGATACTCCACTATCTGGATTAGACTCTACATAGTTCTTAACTATATTGTAGATTTCCCACAATTTCCAATCGATTGCCTCTAACTTTTCTTCTACGTTAGTCAATGCCTTAACTGCGATTACAGAAAGTTCGACTCCCTCGTTAGAATCAAGTTCGTCACGAGCATCTTTTTTCTTATTCCAAGGTTGATCCTCTGCTTTAATTCCAGTTTCTTTAGTTTCAGTTGTTATCTCTTCAACTGGTTTTTCTTCTTTTTTAGTTGCCATAACTTTTCTCCTTATATTACAACTTCTATTATTTCATGTTTTTTTTGATAATCATATCTATTGACTATCCTAAATCTTGTTGATGATAATCCATCTGTATCCATATCCTTCATTTCATTTCTAACCTTTTTATTAAAAGTATTACAATTGGTCATTATTTCAGGATGTTCACTTCTCTTTAAATGTTCAAGATTTAAATAATCTTCACGTGATGATAAATAACCATAAGCACCATTTCTTCTATAAGGTAAATATCTTTCTGTATTACTTTTTAAAGATTTATTTGCAAATCCGACATTATAGAATTTTGCATGGTTTCCATTTCCACTTATATCAAAAGTTCTATCATCATATCCACCTTTAAAATCCCAAACTCCTACTGGTAATTTAGAAATTGTATATTCACCTTTATTGTTAACTATCCCTTTATTAAAAATCAATTCCAGTTCATAATCTTTTAATGTATCTGGCCATAATCCTATTTCTGCTATTTGTCCTTCATAAAAATTTCTCCATTGTGTTGTAGTTGGATCTCCTACTCCTATATAATATGGTTTATTGAGATACTTAATAAGTTCTCCTTCATATTGTTGTTTACCAACTTCTTTACCATTTACATAAAGAATCATTTCCTGATTTATCTCGTCTACACTCATACCAACATGATACCATTGATTAGTTCGTAATGGTGTTTGTATTACTACTGGTTCTCTTTCACTACTTCCAAATGGTCTAATCCAAATCACTCCTTTTAAAAATCCACCGTGAGTATATGAAAGTCCCATATGATATCCTGGTCGTATAAAAATACTATATTCACATCTATTAGTATCTACGGTTGAACTGTAAGATGGTTCTCCGTCAGGACAAAACCAAGCAGACATTGTAAAACTCTTGTTTGTTGCTTTTTTAATCTTTGCATTTTCTACTGGAATTTCTATGTATGAATTCAGTCCATTAAAATTTCCATAAGTTTTTGATACTGTAGTTTCCAATTCCATTCTTACAGATAGTTCTCCTACAACACTACGTAATAACAGATCATAATCTTCATAACCAACACCCCAATATTCATTTGAATATCCATTTACTTTTTGGAAATGTTCTTTTGAAAATAAAATTGCTCCACCAAAATATTCATCATAAGGTAAACTATAATTGTCAAAATTTTGAACCTCTAATTGATCTCCAAATTCTATTTTATTTCTCATACCAACTAATGAAATCGGTTTTCCTTCAAAAGAATAATCACACTCATCAGAAATTGGTATTAAATCTGAATCATGAAAACAAAAATAATCATATTTATCCTTATGCAGCATATATCCTATATTAAACAACTTACCTTTATTTAATGGTCTATTTGATTTTTGTTTCATAAAAACTAATTTATAATCACCATCTACTGTAGCATCAAAATGATTTACAAAATTTTCTATATGTTGTTCATCATATGGAAGTATAACCGCTAATCTTTTCATAATCTATACTTTAATGCCTGTTTTTTTATTTCATTCCAATGTGTATAACCATCATAATTTTTACTACCCTTTTCTATCATAAACCTTTCATCTTCTATATCTATTCTACCGTAATTATCAATTATGTAATCAAACATATCTCTATACTCTTTATGGAAAGTATAATCTTTTTTAATACGAGAAACTTCTCGTAATCTACCCATTACAGATATGTCCCATTTAAAATGATGAACTTGAATAAAACACTTATCAACAGGATATCGTAATGGATGATTCCATCTATCTCCATAAGTATCTTCACCATCTATCATCGCATAATGTTGTCCATTAGTAATTTGGATATCACCCTTTACAACTACTGTCTTATTTGGACAGGCATTTGAAACTGGTAATCTAAATGAACCAGCCAATGGAAACTCTTTCCAAATATCACTATCATCATTTATCTTTGGAAATCTACCACCTTCTCCTATTCTATCTAAAAACGCTCCTGTAATAAATTTATAACCATTCTTCTCACAATCTTCTATTAGTTCGTTAATTGGTTTTGGATAAACATGAAGTTCATCATCATCCGATACAATCCACCAATCATTAGGTTTTAATAACTTTGTTTCATTATATAACTCTGTAACTCTTTCCCAATTAAATGGTTCTTCAAAAGTTTTTCTATGAATATCAATATTTAAATCACTCGTGATTTCTTTAACTTCTGATAAAACCCTATCCTTGTCCGAAGATAAATATACTATAACATAAATTTCATCAACCATATCTTTATAGTGATTTAACATATGTCTTAACATTGTAGTATTATGACCACAAACCGTAACTAAATTAATCATATTAACTTTTTACAAGAATTATAAAAATCTTCCATTTCTGGAAAAGTTTCTAAAAAGTTCTTTCCTCGTCTTTTATCAAACTCATCAATAAATAAAACAAAATCTTTTCTCATTTTTATTAACCACTTTACATCATCAAGTGGTGCATCCACCCAATCCAACACTCGTCTTAATTTTTCTCTTTCAAAATCATAAAATCCACTATGGCCGTGTCCATAAACATGAGTATATTTTTCCTCTGCCAATGAAGTCATTAATTTTACATCAGCCCGTATCTTATCAATCCAATACGTAGATAATAAACGAACTTGTAAAAACTCTGGATGTCTTAAATAGGCAGTATCCAAAATAATTGCATAATGTCTATATCGTTTTCCGTTATAATGTTTCTTTTTTAAATCAAATACTTTTTTAATTACTTCATGATAACTTGGAACACTCGTTAAATTATAGGTAGACATTATAGTTGCTTCTGGTTTTTGACACTTAGTTAAAAACATATCCAAATTATTCCAAAATCTATCAGTATCCATTCCATCTCTCATATATTCTGCTTGAGTTCCCCAAGATTCTATACTCGTAAATAATGCAAAATTCCAAACTAAATCTTTCTCTGTAATGTACTTAACCTTATCAACAAACTCTTCAAATAAATCTTGTGTTGCACATAAATTACTATTAACAGACATTTCTAACATAGGATTTAATTTTGGATTATCTATAATATAATCTAAAACTTTAAAGGTATCTTTATGTAAAAGTGGTTCTCCTCCAGTTATTCTAAAAGTATGTAATGTTGGATATAAATCAGGCCACCACTTCCAAAATGCTTCTCTATATGGATTTGGTTTTGTAAATGGAATAGGAACAATTCCTTCTCGTTCCATCCACTCCGTATTGTTATACATTCCACTTGTTGGATAATGTCCTTTTGATGCTATTTCGTGTTGCCAATTAGAACTACTCTTTACATCACAGTAACCACAACTCATATTACATTGGTTGGAAAAACTAACTTCAACATATGATGGATTAGTATTTTCCATCGGATCAGACCTTTTGATTCTATCAAAATAAGGAAATGCCCACGCTTCACCACTTTTCATAATCCTATCACTAAATGCTCCTGGATTTGCATCTTCTACATTCCAACAATAATCACATTCTTTTGGACGCCCCCCTTGTAACATTGTTTTTCTTTGTTGTTTTTTAAAATATGTATTATGAAGTGCAGATGGATTATCTTCTAATTCTGCTAATGGAACTACGTGTGGTCTCGGATGGTGACAAGAATGAGTTTGACCCGTCTGTAAAAGAATACTAACTTGATTCCACTTAGCCAAACAAAATCCTTTACCAACATCATTTAATTCTTCTTTGAGAAGTTGCATATTTTCCAGACCATGAACTGAAATCATATCCCAAAATGTATCTTTATCTGCTATTTTTTCTTTATCTTTTACATTATCCTCAAAAAAATTAAGATTCATTCTATGTTTCAATTCTTCTTTTGGATCACGAATTAAATATTCATCTTTTAGTCTAATAATTTCTCTTGTAATATATTCAGTATCAAACTTCTCACATTCTTCAAGTAATAATCTTTCTTGACATTCATCGTATGGATTACTTATTTCCACTCCACGGCCTTTATAAAATTTTATTCCTTCTTCTATAAATGGAGTGTGGTGTTCATAACATTGTTCTAACCATTTTAAACTTTCTAACATTTCACTAATAGTAGTAGGAATATAATCTTTTATTTTCTCTCTAATCCACTCAGTTTCTTTCTTTTGGAATTCTTGAAAATGAATTCTCAACCATTCTTCTGATGCATATTGACCTAATTTTGCTTCTTGATCAATAAGAAACTGAAAATGTTTCATATAAGCATTCGTATATGAATCAGATTTTTCTTCTATTTTTTTCGTTACCCAAGGTAAATGTTCTATATCATCCCAATGACCAAATTCTTCGTTTATGGCTTCTATTTCTGCATCTGTTAATTTTTTTATGTTATGTGTTAATAAAAATGAATTATTTGCCATACGTAGATTTTCTCAATAATGTTAATCCAGATGAAGGTAATACTTCATCTTTTTGTTTATAATCAAACAAATTAAATACTTCCCATTCTCGGTTAAGGAAACTAATTTCTTTTACAACTTCACTTGGACCTGTACATATATCGTGGGGCTCACCTTCATATACATCAAAACTTTTCCAGTATTTTTCATCCGTATCGTGTATTGATATAATTCCATTCTCACTCATTAAAGTAGAATACAAATCAAAATCTTGTTTACAATCCTCATAAGTATGACCTGCATCTATATGTAAATAATCTATCTTTATATCTCGTTTGACAAAAAAGTTATAGAATGCATCTTCAGTAGTCATATTGAGAAATTTTATTTGAAAATTACTTCTTAAATAACTGTCATCATCTGACCAATCCACTTCACCATTTACACTATTGGTTGCATCTACTACATAAACTTCACCAAACTTTCCGTTAGGATACATATTAGTTTCATTTAATTCATAAACACAATCAACCATCAATCGTGGTACATATCCACCACCACTACCAAGACAAACATTAACTTGTGCCTTTAAGAAATATGGGATGGCATAATAAAATATACCAGCACCCATATATGAGTCGTTAGCTCCGTGAGTCCATCTATATGATACTGAACCTGAATCTTGATTTCTTGTTATTGAATCGTAAATCCAACCACGATTTAATATTGACATCTAAAACCCTTTATATTTCCATTTTGTAAAATCAATTAATTTAATTTTTTTATCTTTAGTAAAAATCCACTCTGGATTATCTATATCGTGACCATCCTTGTTCTTCACCAAACTAAATCCCAATTTTTTTGCCCTTTTTACTTCATCTAATGCTAAAGTTGTAGCCAAGTTCCATTCATAATCACTAAACTCATCTGTTTTATCACCATGTATAGAATTTGTTATACCATCAATATAATCCATAATAAAACCTTTTTTTACTGCACCATTAATTCTAACATAATCACACATTATTGGTTCTGGAACAGAAATTCCAAGTGAATATAACAATCTACTTATTTTTATTTCATGGCCCATTTTTTTTATTGAATAATTATCACCAGAAGGCACCTTAACACAATGAATATCAGATATTCTATATACCGTACCTTCACCATGTTGGGCAATTAAAATTGGAACTTCGTAAACCTGAAGTGGGGTTCTTATAATTTCATTTTTTAACACCTAAAACCTATAATTATCCTTAAATAAATATCAAAAAGAATTTTCTAAATGATACTTTTATATGCAAAAAATTATTCTTCTTCAGCCCCTTCATCCTCTTCTGATTCAGGTGCTTCTTTGGCTGCCCATTCTGCTTGAATTGCTTCATGCTTATCAGCATCCTGTCCAATTGAATCAGGAAATCCTTTTTCAATTTCATCATCTACTTCTTGACCATATACTTTTGCATATTTTTCTTTCCAAACCTCGTGACCATCCTTTTCTTCACTTTCAGCCTTATAATGTGTTTCCCAAGGTGAATCTTCTTGACTCACTTTGCCCCATTCTGAAATAGTGAATCCTTTTGATCCCTCTCTAATTTCTCCTTCTGCAATACAATCTGCTTCTGGTGGAAATGCTGCCAGTTCATCATCATCACGTCTTTCTTCAACCCAAGCAATTACATCTTCTTTAGAGCAGAATTCATCTTCCTCTTTACCGATACCATATTTAACATGGCCACCGGCGGTATTTAATTCTTTTTCTAATTCTTCATGCCAGGGTCCTGGAATGTCATCACAATGTGTTCTACATTCATTTGGTTTTATGTAAGAGTCATCAGTAATTTCTCTTACTTTTGCTTCATCTGCCATTTTATTTTCTCCTATATAAAAATAATTAGTTAATTATCTAATATAAATATCTAATATCTAATTTTTATCACGGATCTGAGTCTGATCCCTTATTATGAACCAATAATCCACCCGCGTAATAAACATCTAATGGTTCTACATCAAAATTGATAACTTCTACTTCACCACTTACCCATTCTATAGAATCTATATTAATTACCTCTCCATTATAACCAAATAATTTCATATCTTTTTGTAATTCACTTGCAGTATTCCATCTCCATTTTCCGTCTGAATATGAAAAAAGGTCATGTTCTGCAGTTACTTTTAAATAACCATTATTTATACTATAATATCCACTCATATAATCATAAAATAAATTCTCTACAAATGCAGATTTTTTATTTTTTGATATTAAATTTTCCAAATCTTCTTCATCCATTGGCCTCATAGTATAAGATTTCCATTCGATATATCCTAAATCTTCATCTGGTAATCCAGGTAAATCTAATGATAACACTTCATCCCCAACATTTATTTCTTCTATTGGTTTGGAAGTATCATCTGCCATTTGTATTAAAGTTCCTGGTAAAAAACAAGCAATTGCAAGACCACCATATGTATCTTGTATCTCAACAGTTTTACTTATAGCAGTATTATATCTTGTTGCGTGGTCGTTAAATCCATCACTCTGTCCGTCATCGTGATACTTTCCTGTAATAGTTACATTTGTATCACTAAAATGTGCACCTTCCCATCTTTGGAAAGTTACATAATCTAACAATGGTTTAACAGAAGCAGATACTGCTGTAAATCTTACTTTTAAAGTTTGATCTACTCCTACCGAACCACTTGTATAAAAATCATCTCTTGTTTGGTGATATGTACCTGCCGGTCCAGTTATTCCGTTCCAAGTTAATTGAGTATATGCACCACTAACATACATATCTATTGTTCCCTGTCCCGCATCAGAAGAAGTTGCTATTGCTTTAATCTGATAAGTAGAATTTCCTTTAACTGTAAATGATTGTTCTATGTATCCATTTAATGTATCAAATTGAACCATATAATCATTTGAACCAGATGGTCTTGTTGAAAATCCAGTTATATCTTTTCTTGAAATTACTGTTCCACCACTCTCTGTCCAATCACCAAGTAAATTAGCACTTGACCAATTATTAAAATCGGAGTCTGTAACTAAATTAGCTTCAAATGATTTTGAAGTATGTGTACTTGTATCAGCAAGTGCACCTGCATTAAATTGAGTAGTAACATCTTCAGTACCAGACATATCAAATAATGATGAATTACTGGTAGTCCAAGTGAAGTTATCAGCTCTTGCTGCTATACGAGATGCAAATAATGAATTTGCATTAGTAAAAGTTAATTCATATGTTTCATTAGTTTGTTCATCCACATATGGATAACCATCTAAAGTGCTATCAACCGAACCTATATAAAAATTACTCAAATTAGTTGCGGCTGTCCCACTATCTCGTGCACAGTCATTCAAACTCGTTGCAGATGTATAATCAGAATTGTCTACAGCAGTTGCTCTTCCTAATTTTCCTAATGATAAGGCTGTTCCTGCGGGTGGTGTTGCCAAAAAAATTCTCCTTAAAAAATTCGCGTAAAAAAGACGACTTGTCGTAAACTACGCGTCCCGTTGTGTGTGTTTAACACTAATAAATATCAACTGTTATAAATTTCCAAGTATTTCTCTACCCATTCTTCCTTATTATCATATGTTCTACAATAATCTCTCAATCCATCTAAATAATCTTGTCTTTCTTTCTCACTTAATTCTGATATATTATGTATTTGTTCATCAAATTCTTTCTTATCAAAAGCTCTGAATGGATATTCATAGTTTAACAGCCAATCTTTTTGTAATATAGGTAGTTTTCCATAATCTAATGCTTGAAATATAGAATAACCAAATGGTTCATGTAGATGACAGCTATGACTTATCCCCCAATCCTCTCTATTAAAGAATCTATGTATGTTCTTATAATTAAATTGATATAATCTTGTCTTATCAAATTTATATCCACATCTTTCTTTCCACCACTTCCAATCCTCTAAATCGGTAAATACGTAACTATCTACACCTTCTAAAAAATGTGGTGATTTACGGGTTTCCATGCGTGCCGCATATCCCACTCTATTACTCATACATACTTTTTTATTTTGTGTAAATTCATAATAGTTAGGTATATCAATTATGTCTACTTGGTCATGTAATGGAATCTTATCTAACCCAATCCAAATCACCTTCTTTGATATCTGAGCAATTCTTCGTTCCCATGCTCTATTTGCTGAAAAATGCATTAATTTAGGTAATCCCAAGTGAAAACCAGCATTTAAACTTAATTGAACTGATACATGAATACATACCGAATCTATTTTATCTTGATTATCTTCTATTATCTTATGTGGTGTATAATATCCGTGTAAAATATGAATCTTACGAGCATTTTTTGCTAGTTTTTCAAATTCTTTTGGGTTATCACCTTGCCATATAACTTCTATTGGACTATCAAACTTTACTCTTTTATCTGGATTACGGCGATGAATCAATAACTTAGATGGATGATTAAGTTTGGGGGCTACTTCTCGTAACCAATTATTAACCCAAACATCACTTCCACCATAAACTAAAGAACCACCTCCTGTACTGTAATAAACATCATAACTCATATTTTACTCTCTATAATAATTACTATTTAAATATTCTTCTAACTTATAAGGTTTTGGTAAACCATCTTTTTTTACCCATTTTGTTAATTGCATTGTTCTTTGTATTCTCCATAAATTATCCCCAACTTTTTCAATTTTTTTATTAGTATGAGATTCTCTTGAATCTCTTAACAAAACACCATCTTGATATAATCTTAAATAATGAACATATTGTATACTAAAAAAACGTGGACCCTTTAGAGTTCTATTAAATTCATCAATATATTTTATAAGTTTACCTTCCTCATCACAAAAAATATCAATATACATATTATATTTTTTTAATCCAACTTCAGAAACTTCCTTCATATAATTACCAAGTTCATTGTAATCTGATGGTTTACCAATCAATCTAATATCAACATCTTTAGTTTCTATTGTATCAGGGAATGCTCCAAATAAATAAATTTCATAACCATCAATTAAATTATCTAAAAAGTATTCATTTAAAAAACTATTAAACCTTTCATAAGTAGGATTAACATTACCCTCTAAATACTTATACATTAACTTTCAGCTTCTTTTCCATGTACATTGTGCATTAAATAACCACCTCCAAAATAAACATCTAAAGGTTCTACATTTAAATTGACAGTTTCTAATGGTTCATTTATAAATTCAATCGTTTCTATCTGTTCAAATTCATTATCTGTTTTAAATAATTTATCACCAGGTAACAAACTAGCTGTTGTTTTAAAATGATAATTACCATCTCTTAACACAAAAAATGGATGTTCAAATGTTGCCTTTAAAGAATTATTTATCAAATAATAATTTTCATACCAATCAAAATATATATCCATAACTGATGCACTTGCTGGTGTAACTCGATTAGTTTCCTGTATATCATAATATGCAGTTGCCCATACTGAACCGGGTGGGTTTCCGTGTGGTGTTCCTTCCCAAACTGACCAAGTATTTTCTTCATCAAAGTCTAATGGCATACCAGGAACGGTTGCTGCTCTTACCCACTCTCCTATATTAATATCTTCTATGTTCTTTGTAGAACCATCTGCCATTGTTATAGGTGTTCCTATTCCAAGACAACCCAAACCACCATATTGTGAATAATTAGAACCATAAAATTCATCTAATCTAATTGGATGAGATTGATATATTCCGCCTTCTCCTGGATCTACACCAGAAGCCGACCTGGGACCACCTTGAAACCAATCAAAATTAGGTTTACCTGTTACATCCGTATGAACTGAACCTGCTATTGATGAAAAATCTTCATATAGTTGGTGAATAGAAGCTTCACTGGTAGCCCCAACTCCCCTTTCTGTATTTAATTGATTAAATGAGATTGAAGCATCTTGTCCTATTTTTGGTATTATTAATGAACCTGATCCTGTTCCCATAATTCCAATACTACAAAATTCTCCAGGAATTGCCCGTCCATGTGTTGAAAATGCCCAAGAACCAGATGAATAATTCTTACCTGCTGCAGTTATTGCAGTTCCATCAATTACTCCACCTGGGTCTGATTCCCAAGTTCCTGTAAAACCACTACCAACATAAATAGATTGTGATCCAGGTGATCTCATAACTAACTTACCAGTTGTATCTCCACCCCATCCGCCTCCACCGTCTATAATGGTCAAACTTAATACTTTAAATCCGTCTTGAAGTGCCATCTATCTTTCCTCTAACAATTTTATTCTACTCTCCAAACTTTCAATAGTGGTTTGTTGTTCTTTAATGGCTTCTACCAATAATGGAACTACTTTTTCATATGATATTGCTTTAATTCCATCTTTACGAATCTGAATAACTTCTGGTAAAACCTTTTCAACCTCTTGTGCTATTAAACCTACATCATGACCTTTTTCTTGTTGTAACTTATTTGATTTTTCGTTCCAATCAAATGTAACACCTCTAATTTGTTTAACTTTAAAAATGGCACTTTCTATCGGTCTGATATTATCTTTCAAACTTATGTCTGAAGAATAATATGCAGTAATATTACCTGTAAATACTCCATCACCCGTAACGTGTAACTCTTGAGCAGGATCTGAATCTGCCCCAATCATAAGATTGGTTGTCATCCTAATATTAGTTTGATTAGGGTCTGTTGTATCTGTTGTTATATAATTAGCCATTTATTACCTTTGTTATATATACATATATATTAATTAAACTCGTATCCAATAATCTTTGCCGTCTGATCCTGCTGTTCCCTGACCTCCTGTATCGGCTCCCGCGGCACTCGCGGCTCCACCAGTTCCTCTGGCACCACCTTCAACGTTATGTGTTGTCCAAGGAGTTGATGCGGTTGTAGTAATAATCATTATTATTCCACCATTACCACCAGCTCCACCGCCTCCGCCTCCACCGGCAACGGATCCACCACCACCACCAGCTCCTCCAGCACCACCATTTTTACCAGCCGTAGAATTTACACAATTTGAAACATCATCACCAGCTGCGCCAGGTGTACCAGGTTCACCATTGGTTGTACCTTGTGCACCTTGGCCACCGCCTCCGCCTCCTCCTGATCCACCACTTACTTTGAGTCTGGGTGCGGTTTCAGTTGTATGCATAACATCTCTCCACATTAAAAGAATGTGTGGATCAACAACATTAACACGAGTTGTTGCGGAAGATGAACCACCGCCACCACCAAGTGCTCCTGCAGCTCCACCTTCTGCCATTCGAAAGGTTCGAGTCGATTTCCAAACAACACTATATTTACTTTGTTGTTTTTTTCTTTTTTTATAATATAAATTCATTCTATTCTCCTATACTATTATGGTTGTAATGTTCCACCATTACCACCATCACCCCCTGTAACACGGATTCCTCCGTCACCAGCGATGTATCTTGCGGAAATTAATATGGCACCACCAGTACCACCAGCTCCGCCTCCGCCTCCACCATGAGTTCCACCCGCTTCATAACCACCACGACCACCATTTCCACCGTCTGTTCCTGCGGCTAGTGAACCACCGTGGCCACCATCTCCACCAGCACCTGCACTATTACCAGTTCCAGAAGTTCCATCATGGCCATCATTTCGTATCCATCCATTATTAGTTAAAGTTCCTCTACAAAATATTCTATATCCAGCTGTTTCAAGATACACACCACTATTAACGGTTAAATCTTGCATATAAACATCTCGTGATAGTGTCCATATATTCGCTGAAGTATTTGTTATCATTACTATTCCATCTTCTGCGGAATATTTTGCTGCTTGACCAGTACCAGTTGTTAATGTATCAGCCGTTCCGCTAGCCTGAACCGTTGGGGAATCACCTCCTGACCCGAATAATCTTGAACGTTCAATTAAATAATTTGTACTTGCAATATCTCCACCTTGTTCAAAAGTTATATCTCCACCAGCAAAAACTGCATCTCCTCCAGGTTTAATATGAACTCCAGATGAACTTATTTCCATCTGACCCTCAGCTGACATACTTACAAATGCTCCTGCAGGTTGATATCCACCCACAGCACTTCCAGATGTTCCAATTAAAACCGTTGAAGAACTTATATGTAACTGTCCATCTGCTGAATCAAATTTTATATGTCCTGCAGTATCCGCTGCATTGGCTACTAAAAACTTAGCAGCACTGCTACCATATGTCCCTAATTGAACACCACCAGAACCAAATGTTTGTGGAGTTGTACTTCCCATTGCAATATAACCAGTATTACTCAGAGTCATATCAGCAGCCGCTTTAGGTGCACCAGGTGCAGTAGTTTGAATTGCAGTACTTGTAATATACCATCCACCAATTGCACCTTGTGTTGCAGTAATTTCACCGGCAGTATTTACATCAAAATAAGTAGTGTTTATTTCTAATCCTGTTGCATTAAATCTTATATAATTGTTTGCATTACCGACAAAATTAAATCTACCTTGTCCATCAAGATATGCACCGGCATTACTTGTTCCAGTTGGACTACCAGGACCACCACTTGGTCCTAATTGAACTTTACCATTGTTTGCTGCAGAATCAAGGATTAGTGTGGTTGCATCTAAGTTGAAAGTAGAAGATTTCATATAAATAGTACCATCAGCTAAGTATTGCATTCTATTACCACTTGAATTTCCAACCATCATAGTACCAGCACCATCTGCATAAAACCCTGTACTACTCGATGCATGTGAAGGTGGTGTTGATCCAAGTGCTATTTTACCCTTATTTGTAGCAGATTCCAAAATCATTCCGGATCCTTCACCCGTTGCGTCTAAATCAAATGTATCTGATTTTATGTCAATGGACGCTGCAGTTGCATCAAATTTAAAATAATTTGTGGCACTTCCATAAAGTAAGAAATCACCTTCACCATTCATGAAAACACCTTTATTAGTTCCACTAATACTTGTATTTAAAGTTGCTCCCATTGCAAATGTTGGTGTGTTTGTTCCATCTGCTAATAATTTAACTTTATTAGTTCCTGCTGTTGCAATTGTTATTTCATCTGTTAATATATCAACTGTTCCACCATTAATTCTCAAATAATTTTTTGAATCACCATAAACTTGAAACGCCCCAGTTCCATCCATGTAAATACCTTGAGTAGCAGCAGTTGCAGTTAATGGACCTCCATTAGAACCCATTCTTATAGTTCCACTATTAACGGAACTACTAACAACCATAGTTGCTGTTCCTAAACCAAAATTTCCTGCTCTTATAACAACATCACCACCACTCGCTTGAATGTATCCTGTTCCACTGGTTGCAGCTGATTTTGCCAAGAAGTTTCCACTTGAATCTACATAAAATCCTGTTGAAGTATCTGCAGTATCACTTGCGTTAGCTAAAGTTCCAAGTGATAAAGTTCCACTTGTACCACTTAATGCAAAGTTTTGAACTTTCACTTCTAAAGATGCTCCAGATTTTCTAATATAATCTGCTGCCCCACCATATGCCTGGAAATTACCATGTCCATCAAAATAAATACCAGCAGTAGATGCGGATACGTTAGCCGGTCCTCCACTTGCACCTAATCTTATAACTCCATGATTAAGAGCACTATCCATAATGATAGTAGTTGCGTCTAAATCAAAAGTATCGGCCTTTATATCAAGAGAAGTTCCAGATTTTCTAATATAGTTTGTTGCATTTCCATATGCTTGTAAATTACCATGTCCGTCTAAATAAATACCAGCGGTAGATGCAGATACGCTAGCTGGTCCTCCACTCGCTCCTAATCGTATAACACCGTGATTGAGTGCACTGTCCATAATAAGAGTAGTTGCATCTAAATCAAATGTTCCTGCTTTTATATCAAGGGATGTTCCGTCTTTTCTGAAATAATTTGCTGCATTTCCATATGACAAGAAATCACCAGTTCCGTCCATATAAGTACCAGAGTTTGTTCCATCTACACTTGTGTTTGGTGTTGAACCCATTGTTATCATACCACTATTTTGAGAAGAACTAATAATTAAAGTACTTGTTTTTAAACCAAATTGACCAGATTTTATATCAACACTTGTATCTTTGCGTCTAAAATAATTATTTTGATCATATTCAAAATTAAATTCACCACTACCACTAAGAAATATACCAGCTCCACTTAAATCTGCTAATGATGCTGAACTTGCTCCAAGTGCAATTATTCCACCATGTCGTGAATCAATATCTATCTTGGCTGTATCAAGTATTAATGTATCAGTTTTAACTGTTAAACTATCATCACCAGAATTGAAATACATATATGATGGACTTGCAACTCCACTTGTTGCTGTTCCAACTCTAAAACTACCACCACCGTCAGCCCAATATCCTTCACCAGCCGTTGCCGATGTTGCACTTCCAAGTGCTATATAATTTGATGCTCCTAATGTTTCATATCCATGTATTTTTAATCCTGGAGTTTCCAAACTCATACTAAGAGTTCGTATATCTAACCCACCACCATCAGTTGCAAATCTAAAATACTCATCGGCGTCTTTATAAATTTCAAATTTATAAACTCCACTACTTGCCTCTCCAAGTATAATACCACCTTGAGTACCACCAAAGGTTTGACTTCCTATTTTTAAATAATTTTCAGTTGCTCCAGCAGAATATAATTGGAAATTTGGACTTGTCTTTGGTCCAAAAGATATATAAGAATTACCTGCCCCAACCATAGTAACACCATATGCAGTATTTGTAGTATAACCCAAACTCATTGACTTATGTGCAGTACTTATCTCAAAATCAGGTGCATCTACTTCCATACCGTCTGCTGCAGTAATATTAACATTAGAAGCAGTTATACTTAATGAATCTGCTGATATATCTATATCACTTCCATCGAATCTTATGTATTCTGTTGCATTACCAAGATGAAACTTCGTTGAAGTTAGATTTCTTTCTAATATAAATCCATTATCTCCACTCGACACTGCATCTGCATATGAACCACTAACACCAGCTTTAATTACTGCTAATGTATTAGAACCACTTAATTGAATATTATCACGAGTAGTTGCATTTGAACCAACTCTTATATATCCAGCAGTTTGTGAACCATCTAATAATACATTACCACCCGCTAACGACATAGATTTTTGAGTAGAAGAAATTTGTAAATCATCTGTATTAGCTGCCAATTCAAATTTCTGTGTTCCTATTTCAATTCCAGTATCACTATCGAATTTTATAAAACTACCATCACTTGTATCACCTACATAAAATTTTGAATCTGTTGCAGTTTTTTCTAATACAAATCCAGCATTTGTCGTATCACTATATGAACTTTTACCCGCTCTTATTATACTTGTAGCTGTTGAACCACTAATATGAATGGCACCAGCTAAAGATACACTACCACCAACTCGTATATATCCATAATTCCCACCACCGTCAAGTAAAACCTTACCACTTGCCAACGACATGGATTTTTGAGTAGAAGATATTTGTAAGTCATCTGTATTGGCTGCTAATTCAAATGCAGTTGTTTTAACATCTAAACCAGAATCTCCATCGAAGATAAAATAAGTTTGTAAATCATCAGATACGAATTCTGCTTGTGGATTATCATTATCCATTCCAATAAGAATACCACCAGTTCCACTTCCCTCATGTGTAAAACTTGTTTTACTTCCCATAGTCATAAATTGGTCTGTACCATCTGTCTGGAGTTTTATAGAATAATTAGCACTATTTCCAATTTGTATAAACGGTGCTGTGGAACCCGATAAAACAATTTTACCATCATTTAAACTCATAGACCTTTGAGTAGAAGAAATTTGTAAATCTCCATTATTTGCATCTAATTCAAATGCCCGTGTTTGAACATCTACGGCACTTCCACTATATCTAATATAATCTGTTGCATCACCAACAACAAATTCTTGATCACCATCAGTATTTGCTAACCAAAATCCTGCAGTATTTGAAGTTACAGATGTTTTACCACTTCGAATTACACCCTCAGTAGATGAACCAGTAATATAAATTGCCTTGGATGTATTCGAACCAAGTCTCATATAAGATGTAGTTGAATTTGGAGAATGAAAATGTATATCACCATTACCTAACGACATAGATTTTTGAGTTGATGAAATTTGTATATCACCACTACCTGCATTTAATTCAAATTTTTGTGGAACAATTTCTATATTAGAACTATCCCATTTTAAATAATAATTTGTATCACCAATTCTAAATTTATCATTAGTATACCAATAATTGTTAGCGTTTAAATAAAATCCATCATTAGTTCCACCATCAACATCAGTTCCCATTATTATTTGATTTGAGGCATCCGTTCTAATATGAACTTTACCAGTAAATGAACCAGTTGTAGCAGTTATACCACCTTGTAAAAATACATTCTCTGTAAATAATCCAAAACCAGGACTTGAATTACCATAAAGTAATCCACTTGACAATCCACTTAAATCACCAAGTCTTGCCTTTAATGAAATATCATAAATTGCAGAACCAGTTCTTTCAACAATATCAATATAAGGTGTTGTGGAATCATTTGGATTTGCATTTATTCTTACATATCCAGTTCCAACTTTACCAGTAGATACAATTACTTGACCATTTTCATATGATTGTGCAGATTGTGCAGAATCTCCAAGTGAACCAGTATCATGTGTTCCTGGTAATGAACCACTATATCCACGAACTACATATAATTTACCCATAAAGTTCTTATCACTTGATGGAACATCCCTTGAAGCACTTTGAACATAGAGATATTCCGTTTGAAAACCAGTATCAGAAACTTTCTTTGCAGATAATATTTCTCCAGCGGCAAATCCACCTACATTTGCTACACTCATAGTTGTTTCTGTTGCTGAAATTTGTGCAGAACCAGTATAAATAGTTGAATTTGCTACATATAATTGACCACCAACAGCATTTACAGATTCTTTTTCGAATACCGTAGTTGATAATGTTCCCCTAATCGTAACCTTTTCAAATTCTGCTTCACCATTATTAGCAGAAGTTATTCTCCAACCCTGAACACCACTTGCAAAATCTGATGTTTGCATAGTTCCACCCGAATCTAATATAAGATTTTCACTTGAAATTTGAGTAGGACTTATAGACCAACTTGCTATTTTATTATAATCACTACCAAAATGAGCTATCTCATCTGCTGAACCACTTCCAGTTCCATCATAAACAACTAAACCATATTGATTTCCAGCAGTAGGATCAATTTCACCAATTCTAACTCTTAAATCACTTCCATCAACTCCACCACTATTATCATAAATGTCAATTCTACTTGTCGCTGAATCTATATCTAATAATGCAGTATCAAGTTTGAAGTTTGGAACTTTCATAAAAATACCAGATGTTAACATTCTAACATATTGGTCGTTGCCAGTTCCAACTGTATAATCAAATTCAGGAGCGTTAGATGTATCTCCATTTATACCCATTATCAAACCGGCTATTGCATCTTGGTCAAAGGTTGCTTTATTACCAAACTTCAACATCTTATCCGTTCCTTGAGATTGAAGAACTATTGCTCCTCCAGTTGAAGTTGGATCACCAATACTCATACTTGCTTGTGTAGATGATATTTGAACATTAGAAGCACTTACTTCCATTTTTGTAGTTCTTAAATCAAGACCATCTGTGCTATCCCACCTTAAATAATCATCTCCACTTTTTGCCATTTCAAACTTTGGAACAGCGGTGTCCATTCCAAGAATAATACCAACCGTAGATTTATCATATTCATCAAAATCAGTTTTACTTCCCATAACCATAAATGAATCCGTACCATCAGTTTTTAATGTAATCGCATTACTACCAGAATTTAATACCATATATGGAGATGATGCTCCTTGTAACTTAACCTTACCATCTCCAAGACTCATTGATTTGTGTGTCGAAGATATTTGTAAATCTCCTGTATTGGCATCTAAATTAAAATTTGTAGTCTTTATATCTACACCACTTCCACCATCAAAAATAAAATAATCAGTAGAACTTTTGACGAATTCTGCCTGTGGATTGGTTGCATCCATACCAATAATAATACCAGCAGTTCCACTTCCCTCGTGTGTGAAACTACTCTTACTTCCCATAACCATATAGTTATCGGCGGCTCCACCTTGTATAGTTATTGAATTTCCAGAACCAACCGTAATTTTATTATTCGCTCCATCGAGAATAATGTCATTTGAACCACCCAAACTCATAGATGCATTAGTTGATGAAATTTCTATATTAGTTGCATCTAATTCAAATCCCTGAGAAAGTTTTATATCAAAATTAGTTCCATCAAATGATAAATAATTAGCAGAATTTTTTGTTATTTCAATCTTAGGAACTGTTGAATCCATTCCAATAATGATACCCTGAGTAGACTGGTCGAAATGAGTAAAAGAAGTTTTACTTCCCATAACCATATAATTGTCTGTCGTTCCACCCTGTATTGTAACTTTATTCGCCGAACCAACTTCTATCTTAGAATTTCCACCATCCAATAATATATTAGCGGCCGCTCCTGGTACACCACCTAAACTCATAGATGCTTGTGCAGATGAAAGTTGTATATTAGATGCGGCTAATGCTAATGTTCCTGTTTTTACATCTAAATCTGTTCCTGTAAATTTAAAATGTCCAGTTGAACCAACAAACGAAACTCTTGGTTTTCCGATTGTATCATTATACGCTAACCATAGTCCATCACTACCGTAACTTCCACTTCCACCCATACCAATACTCATGTATGGATTTGCACTTCCACCATATGCTTTCCATTGTTGATTCGTCCCCAATGACATAGAAGCCTGTTGTGAAGATAATTCAAAACCATTAGCTTTAACATTTATATCAGTAACTTGTATAGCTACATCTGAACCAGTAATACTAAATGAGCCATTTTGAAATTTTACTTGTCCATCATTATCACCAAATTTAAAATTACCATCTCCATCCATATAAATACCACTACCAGTAGTCATACTGATAACGTCAACATCAGGTCCCATCTTAAAAGTAGGTGTTCCGAGTCCTTCCATCATCAACCTACCCAATGGATATGTAGAATTGTGTCCAAGACTCATAGATGCTTGTGCTGTAGATACTTGGAATGTAGAAGCAGAAATTTCAAGTTTCTCAGAAGCTATATCTAAATCACCACCATCAAATTTTATATAATTTGTTGCATCACCAACTGCAAATTCTGGATCTGTATCGTTATTTGCTAACCAAAATCCAGCAGTTGTTGATGTTGCAGATGTTTTACCTGTTGCTATATATCCATAATCTGCGTGACCTTGTAAAGTAATCTGTTTAGTGGCCGATGAACCAACTTTAACTCTACTATTTGCCCCATCAAGTAAAATATTACCCTCACCCAATGACATACTTGCATTTGTAGAACTTATCTCAATGTTATTTGCATCTAATTCTAATGAACCAACTTGAACTGTAAAATTAGTTCCATCAAATTGTATTCTATCACCATTATGTGCACCAATTAAAAGTTTACCAGTTCCATCCATATAGATACCAGTTCCACTATTATAAGCACTTGGTGGTGTTGAACCCATAGACAACTTACCACTAGCAGTTGAACTGTCTATATCAAATTGTGCAGTATCAAGTTTGAAAACGGCTGTTTTTATATCTAAACCATCATCCTCGTGATAATGTATATAATCATTAGCACCATCACCTGCATAAAATCCTATTTTACCACTACTATTATAACCTAATTGTACTCCTTCATTTTCAAAAGTATGAGAATGTACTGTTATCTTCGGTGTAGATGTATGACCATTTATTCTCATACTATTATTGGCACTTAGAAGTTTATTACCACTAATAACCCACCCAGCAATTCTTCCACCAGTAAATCTTACATCTGAACCAGTTACATTACCATCTGTATCTACATAAAACTTCGAAGAACTTATTTCTATATTACTATTTGAACCACTTATATATTGTCCACTACCACCTAAGAAAAATTCTGGAGTATATATCTTTACAGAACTACCACTTATATTAACATTTTGGGATACAAATTCTAATCCATCACCAACACTTCTAATATATTGACCAGAACCACTAACAAGAATAAAATTACCATTTCCTTTAAATCTTGCACCAAAACCACTTGGTGTTGAAAGGTTTGCAGTAACACTTCGTCCAACATATATTGTTCCATCACTCAAATCACCATCGAGAAATACACTTCCATCTGCAAGTGATAATCTTTTATTATTACTATCTAAAAGTATATCGGTTCCTGAATATAGTTGTGTTTCATTAATACTAAACCCACCAATTGTTCCACCAGTAAATAATACCTCCGAACCAGTTATATTACCACCAGCAGAAACTTTAAAAGCACTTGATGATATAAACGATGCTGGATCTGTTTGGTCTGCTGAAGAAGATATTCTCCAAAATGGTGAATAAGCCAAAGACCTACTTTCTATACTTGCCCCACCGATACTACCTGCAGAAGCAGTTATAGTTCCCTCAAACACTGCCCCACTTGCAAATAATACTCCACTTTCACTTACAGAAAAATTTGGGCCGAATTTAACATAATATTTTCCGGCAGTTGCTGTCTCACCTTCACTTGGTGTAAAGTCTATATAATACTCATTCCTAAGTTGATCAAATGCTGCTGATGTATCCGAACCTGGTCCCAATGTAGTATGATACAATGCTGCACCTACAGCATCCAATGTTGCATTAGAACCACTTAACTTACCATCTATAATTTTCCAATCACCAATGTTACCAGCATCTGCAGTAATTGTTCCTGTCATAGAAACATCACCACTTGACGATACATGGAAGTTAGATGAACTTATTTCTATCTGACTACCACTACCACTTATATATTGAGAATTTTCACTTCCAACAAAGAATGAATCTGCCCTAATATCAAGTTCACTTGGATCAGTTCTAAACCTAAAATAACTTTCACTATGACCAACTAACTCTAATCCAACACCTTTATAATCATCTCCACTATCTGTTAAAACAGAACCACTCCACATTAAAAATCCAGAATATGTTCCATCTCCTGCATTATTACCTTTTCCACTTCCACTTGAAAATCCGTGATATCCCATAGAACGAACAAATGCTGAACTTACACCTGCCATTTCAATACCGGCGGCAAGTGCATTTCCAATAAACATAGAACCACTTAATATATTATCAGTTCCACCTATATTTATATTGGCCCCTTGAAAGTCAAATGGTTCAGTAAATACTACTGAATCTGCTATATTATTATTTACATCATAGAACTCTACTAAAAATCTTACTCTATCTGGTCGTTGTAATAGTGGTGGCACTGGAGCTTTTAATCTAACATAATCTGGATTAAAAGCAGTATCAGTTGCAGCCTTTAATGATATATCAGAAACATACCATTCACCAGAATCAACTTTGAATTGAAGATACCCTGTTGCTGTATTATCAGCTAAAAAACTACCTTCTACTATACCAAAATCATATTGATTTGCTCCAGTAGGGAAATCTGGAACACTAAGTTTTACATCTCCCCAATTAGTTGAAGTAGTTTCTACCTTTTCAAATGCATCTCCTTTGGCTAAAACCTCAAGTGAAGCGGCAGATATAATATTCCCATCAATATCTTTTTTGGCTTTACTTATACCATATACTTTTGCCTTAAAACTATATAAATTTCCTGCTATAAAATCTACTGCTGTTTTATTTTGAACTCTTAACGTATCTCCATATTCTTTATTAGAACCAGAGATTTTCATTGAGTCATTTATATATGTTGCATCATAATTTAAAGTAGTAGATTCTCCACCATCTTCCCCCTGATACATTTCCCAATAATTCTGTAATCTACTCGTATCTAAAAAATACCCCATATTATTTAATAAAGTATCTTCACTCTTATCCTGTAATACCTGATAACTTTCTACTGGTGCATCATATATTAATTGAAAGTCTCCAAGAGAACCTTCACTTTTTGCATAAATTTTTATCTTATGGACATCTCCACTAAATGTTTTTAAATCTGATATCTGTATATCACCAAATGATAATAAATTTATTGATGATGTGGTTTGTGTAGGGAGAGTTAAATAACTTGCAGAAATAGGATACGTACTATCAAGTGGTGCAGGTTCAAGTGTAGGTGGTGAAGTTCTATTATCATAAACATAAAAAACATCCTTTGGAACAAAAGAAGTATTATTCAATACTTTCATTACAGATGAACTATAAACCGTTGGAACTGAATGATATGATTGTAAAGTAAATTTTGATGTATCTACTTGTGGATTATTAATTGTTATGTCATGTCCGACATATAAACTATTTACTGAAGAGTCTCCACTAACAGTTATTACAAAATCATTCGGAACTGGCGACATTGTTTGGACTTGTTGACCTTGTGCCCCAATAAGTCCATGTTTTCCACTAAGTTTAACTAAAGGTTTATTTTCTTCTATAATAGATAATTTTGCTTTGTTAGCAAAATCTAAGGTTGGATAAGTAGATACACCTGATCCACCTACGGTTACATTCTCAACTGGAGGAATAGATGATAATCCTTGTCGTGGTTCACCACTACCTGTTAAATAAATAGGAGTTGCTGAACTACTTGGGATTTCTACAAATCCAGTAAATATTTCTGAAACGGATATACTTGGTTGTTTATAAAAATAAATGGGCTGAATATTAGTTCCCATTCCATTTACTGTAATTTGTTTAGACCACCTTACATTATAAGCTCCTTGCCATTCTGGTGGAACATTTTCAACTGTAGAATCTATTTCTCCAACGATATATAAAGTATATGGTCCAGGTTTTACATCTTCATAAACTTCTATTGAAACTCTTCGTAAGTCACCTTCTAAATGTCCAAGAACTGGTTGTAGATATAATATTTCATCAGAATCATCTTTAATTAATTCCATTTTAATATCAATACCAGATTTAAGTCTATTTGAACCGCCAATTAAAAAACTACTCTTACCTTGTGTTAATATGGGTGGGCACTCTAAGACACGAAAATACGTTGAATCAAATGTAGTATCTTCTTTAAAAACATCAAGATTTCTAAGTCCTAAGAATTCAGCTTCTCGCTTTGGAACTGCCAAGTAATTTCTCCCGAATAGATTTATTCTTTAATAAATATTAGAAAGATTAATATTTATATTAAACAGTATGTATAAAATAAGGATAATATCGGTATGAAGAAGAAATATTCATTCACAATAGAAGATAGACTGATGGATTGGTTTAGGCTCTATGTTAGAGAAGAGAGCACAACTATGAGTGCTATACTTAATCAACATATTTTAAGTTTGAAAAGAGAACGAGAAGGACGTCCCGCTCCAAAGAATATTTTACATTCTAACTAAACTTAGAAGGTAATTTTAATTGACTAAAACCTTTTTCTTTAGTAATTTCAAGAAGTGAATCAACTGTATCTCTCATGGATTCAATATGAGATACAATAAATGCGAATTGGAATTGATTTTTAAGATATTGAAATAACATATAAACAGAATTAAGGTTATCTGAATCCATATTACCAAATCCTTCATCAATAGCTAAGAAATTAGCTCGTGGTAAATTACAAACATTAATTAAACCAACTCTCATTGCAAGAGAAGATATAAATCGTTCCATACCACTTGACAATTCTAACGGCCACACATTATCGTCATCATAAGCTAAATATGTATTGATATTCTTACCATCCATTTCCAACACAATACCAAAATCTACCATTTGTGCAAGAATATCATTGACCTCACCCTCAATCGTAGGTAATGCCTTTTCTATAAGTTCATATGGAATACCATCTCGTTTAACAGCGTCCATATAAAAATTGTAGGCTTCATATTCGGTTTCTAAATTCTCAACCTTGTTCATGGTTTCTATAATATTTTTCTTATTAGTTCTATTGATTTGAATTTCACCATGAATAGTTTGTATCTTTTTATCTATTATATCTACTTGGTAATCTAAATCATCTACTGAATTTCTTAAAGTTTCTATTTCTTCTTCTATTTGTTTATTATAGACAATATCATTTTTACTTTCATGATATTTTTCTATTTTTTCTACAGTAAGTGAAATCTGATGAAGTGTATTTTTCTTTCTTTCTGATAATAAAATTTCTTCTGATTCTAACTTATTCTGATTTATCTCAACGGTTTTTAAAGTTTCAATAGACCTATCAAAATCAATCTTTTCACTATGAACATCACCCATTTGATTAATCTTTTCATCTATCTCATCTAACTTCGCTATTATCTTTCCAGTACGAATTTTATCTTCACTTAATTTCTCTTTTGTTTCCATCGCATCAAGTGTAAATGGATTGGTCATACAATCATCACAATCGTCATTCCAAGTTAAATTACCAAGTTTCTCAATCTTATCTAATTTGTTACGAACTTCAATTTTCAGTTTATCAATTTCAACTCTTATCTCTTTTTTCTTATCTTCTAATTCAGAAAGTTCGTGGTATTTATCATTAACATTTCTATCAGAATATTCTTGTATTCTATTTTTAAGTTCAGTAATTTTAGTTTTATTTTCTTCTGTTATTGCTACTACAGACCCTAATCGTGTGTCTATGGAATCAAGTTGAGTTTCAAATTCATCTTTATCACCCTTTAACTTATCAATATCCATAATAGACTCATCAACTGGTCGTAACTTTTTAGTTAAACCAAATACTTGATCTGATAACTCTTTCTTTCTATTAGTTAAAGTTTTCTTTTGACTTCTTAAATCTTTCTGAACGACCTTGTATTGAGTATCACTTTTTTCTATATCTGCAAGGTCTGTATCATAATCGGTCTTATTAAAATCTCTTAGTATTGCAGATATATCAGCTACATTCTCGTGGGCTGCTGTATAAAGTTGGTCAAAGACTCCCATACCCATAAATTGAGCCAATAAATCTTTTCTCTCTTTCTGTGTCTTGTCTATGAATACCGTAGAATTATTTTGTAAAGAAAGTGCTGTTAAAACAAAATCATCATAAGAACCAATTACTCTACGAATGTTTGCATTTGTAGTTCTTCGTTGGTCACCATTTAATGAAACTTTATCATTATTATCATCAATCATCCAAAATTCTACATTAACTTTTACATGACCATTTCGTAATTTTTTACCTTTTCTCTCAATATAATAATCTGTTTCGTTTATCTCAAAATTAATCTTACAACTGAAACTATTCTTCTTATTATTTAATACTCGGTCTGCTTTAAATGCTCTTGCGGATGTATCAAATAAACAGAATGAAAGGGAATCTAATAATGCTGATTTACCACTTGCATTTGGTGCAAACATTCCAATAATACCATTAAGTTTTGTAAAATCCACAATATTATCTTCACCATAACTAAACATATTTGACCATTCAAATCGTTTAAGTTTCCAAAACACATTACGAGATATTTCTTCTGCGGGTAAATTACCATTTAAATCGTCATTTAACTCTTTTATCTTTAATAGAGTTTTCTCATCTACAATGTGGTTTCTACCTAAATAATCTTCAATTAATTCATATTGATATTCTGGGTTTGTAATATCACCAACATCTACTAATTGACCATCACGAACTCTCTCTGTCAATCTGTCAGTACGATTAACGGCTATCTCCTTTATACCGTATTTCGTCTGTATTATGGTCAAGGCCTTCTTTAATTGTACGGAGTCGGTATTTGATACCCTCACTCTTAACCTGGCCTTTTGTGGCATATCATCCACTTCAGGAACTACACCATTATCAACATCTAATGTATAATATCCAAAATCATTATGAACTGGAATATAAGTAGATTTTCGTTTTGGAACATCCCACAGTAAATAGCCGTGGTCTAATCCTTCTCCGTGATTTTGTTGAACTAATGAACCACAATAAGATATAGTTTCTTCTTTATTCAAATGCTGTCTCTTATGAATATCACCCAACAATCCCATATCATAACCTTTGAATTGAGTAATCTTCACATCAGAAGGTAATCTGAATCCTAAATCAGTTTCACACCTATCTACTGTTCCGTGAAATAATACAATCTTTGTCTTTCCCTCTACATCTTTTGCCTTAATATAATCTTTCTTAGTATCCCAAACATCCCACACTACGAACTGAACATCAGCACATTTATATACACCAGTATCCTTTAAATAATGTAAGTTTGGATGTTTTAAATTATCTACTATTGGGGAAAGACAATCCATCCGAGAACGATTGTTTAGATTACAATCATGGTTTCCTGCAATAATAATTGTCGGAACTATATCAGATAAGTTTTTGAATAACCTTGATAACTGGTCAATCAACTCAGGTGACATTTCGGTTTTTGAGTGTGCTATATCACCGCCGATATAGGCTACAGCATTCTCTTTGTTTAATTTGACCTTTTCGTATAAACGATTAAAGACTTCTTCATATTCTCTATGTCGTTTAAGATTTCGGATTTGAATATCCGATATGTGGTGAATGTGTTTAAGTTTACGAAATGGAACTTTTACAACATTTTTTATCAACTATTATCCTTGATGTATTTTTTTACTTTATTAATTAAATCGTTGGGAACTATTATATCCCAAGAAGTTTCTTCTTTAAAATTACCATTCTCATAATAAATAGTACCTGTATCTATAAGATTAAATTTCTTTTGCACATTAACTTTTAATGATTCATCTGAAATGTGAATTTTCCACTCTTCATCATTAAATTTCCATATGTCTTTTTGTCTTACCATTCAACTTCATTCTCATCAAATCTGAAAACTTCATCTTATCAGTTTCTTTAAGAAGTTCTGTAACTTTCTCGAAACCCAAATCTGACGGATCCTTTTCTGTTAATTTAACAAAGTAGACGTCAATATTGTGATTCATAAAGTTTTCTACCATCTTCATAGAATCACCTATTGCATCCGTGTCTAATGATATATATATAGATTTTACTTTTTTCTCTATAATTTTTAATTTTAATTTTGGTAGAATGGTCTTACCAAACAATGGAATAGCGTTTCTTTTGATTGCAATTGCGTCAAATGGACCTTCACATAACACGACAGGTTCATCCCAATTAATGAATAAATCAAATCCTATTATGTCTTTTTGTGTAGGTGAATTTCTATATTTCATTTTACTTTCAAATATATCTCGTCCTACAAAAAAATTCAATACTCCATCTTCGTCATAACTTGGAATAATAACTCTATTTGTATAAAGTCCTTGATCACAATAACCAATATTATACTTTAATATATCTTCGTATGTAATTCCCCTCATCTGTAAATAAGACATTGCGTGTTTATATACTGGAGATGGATGTTTATATACCAAAGACAAAAATTCTTTTGGTAATTCTACTTCTTTATTTTTTAATGCACTATCATCATTTCGCTTTCGAAATGGTTTATCCCCTATGATGGTATGAAGTTCACTAAATTGTTCTTGTGTAGCATTTAATTTTTTGAATAATTGAAATAAATTATGGCCACCTGCATTAGAAACCCAACAGTGCCATTTACCTGTAACTATATTGACTTGTAATTTAGGTTTATGATGAGATATAAATGGACTCCAATACATATACTCATCTCGTTTCTTGAGTTTTTGACCTTTAGAACCAATAGTTCTATCTATAAGATATACTAATTTATTTTGATCTATCATCTATTAATTTTATAAATTCTTCTAATTCTATAGTAACATAAGTTTTACTTCTATTTCTTTTAAATATCAAAACAGGTGGGTAATCTCCACTATTTTCTTCTGCTTGTTCCAACGATGACCATATATTTAATTTTTCTTGATTTTTACACTCAAATGAATATGGGATTAATTTACGAGCAGCAGGGGATAACTTGATATCTTCACCAGTTTCACCCATAATTGCTGTACGGATGTCATCTGGTTCTAATTCCTCTGAAAAATGTTCTAATAGAACATCTCTAACTTTGTTTTGTAATCTACGGCCTTTGGCCTTACCTGAGCGTGTTTTCATAACCTTTAATAAATATAACTCTGTTTTCTCAAATTAACTAAATTTTCGCTTCCATTTTCTACTGTATTCTTTTTGAGCCCATCTTTCAGCTTGTTCTTCATATTTGTTATCATCGTGGAAATCACGACCTTTTTGTTCAGCTTCTTCCCCAGCTTTAATATATTCCCACTCATACTTTTTAGCACCCATTTCTTTTCTCATCTTCGCGTGGTCTATTTCGTGTAATACTGTTATTATGAATTCTTTAACTGAAGGATAACTTTTTTTTAGATTGATTACATCTTTAACCCAATCGTAATCTGCTTTATTTTGACCTTTTACTTTACCAAATTTTACTTTAGAACGAAGTTTATATTGTTTAACTAAATATTCTGCAGTATCATGATAATCAATTCTTTCTATGAGTAAGTCTTTGAGTTTTAACATTATTATCTACCATATATAGGTAATTGAGTACCTTTACCTTTTTCTTTAGCTAACCACTTTTTGTGTTGAACTGCAGTTCTACCTTCAGTAGCCCATTTTTTATTTAATGCTGCTCTTTTTTTCTTTCTATCTTTTGCTTTACTGTTTGGCATTAGAATACATCACCAGCTAATGCATCTTGTATTGATTTTTTAATATGTTTATTGGTTACATCAACAACACCATCCATATCTGCTTTCCATACTTTCTTTTTAGAACCATTATGAAATAATGCTAACGATGGATAATTTCTAATTCTAAGTTTTTTAACTACTTTCTTAACACTCGAATGGTCAACTACATAAACAACACATCCTTCAAATCCTTTTATACCATCTAACAATTTCACATCAAGCATAGCCATTTGATATGGGGCTGTAAATTTAATAAGAACGAATCCTTTTGCTATTTTCTTTTTGAAATTATCGTCATTGATAACTTCTATTTTTGGTTTAGGTTTATCTTGTGCATTAACAATATTTCCACACATTACAACTACTATTCCGACTAAACATAGCAATTTAAAACCCCACTTAATTAATTGTGCTTTATCCATAACTATTTATCCCTCTTGTTTGCTAATTTGATTCTCAAGTCGGTTACTGTTTTTTCCAAATCTTCAATTTTTTCTTCATATTCATCTAACTTATCAAATACCTCATCCATATCTTCTTGAAGATTGCCCACTTGATCTTTATATTGTTCATACGACCTTGGCCAGTTATAACCTTCTGGTCTTGATGGATATTCTTGATTATATATGTTACCAATCTTAGGTAATTCTTTTGCTTCTTGTATGTCTGCTTGAAGTGCATACCACATACCGACTAATGATGAAATACCAACTGCTGCAGCTATCAATGTTTTAACATCTAATGCAAACTTTGTTTTCATTACAGCATCTTCACTTATATCTATTGGTTTTTGTTGTGCCACTACTTTTTCCTCTATTACAGGCTCTACTGTATCGACATGGTGTGTATTTAGCATTACATCCGTTAAGTCCTCAACAGTAATATAATTTAATTCAATTAATATTTCGCCTAATTTTCTTTTATCACCTTTTACTTGTTTTTGGCAGGCCTTAGCTAGCTGTCTTTTAGTTATAACATCTGCTTCTAATAACAGTTCTCCTAATCTTTGTCCATTCTCTGCCACTTCTTATCCCCATTTTCTCTTTTTTCTAAGATGTTTATTCCATCTCTTTTTATTAAATCCTTTTTTCCAGGATTTACTACCTTTATGAAAAACAATTACTCTTGGTCCATGTTGTATACCCCACCTATAACTCATAGTAAATCGTGGGTCTGACCAATAATGTCCATGTCTATCAATATAAATATTAACTACTTTTGTAGAATCTTCAATAATCATTTGTTTTGTTGGTTTTTTATGATGTTCATGAGAATGTCGTTTATACCCAAGAGTGTTTCCAAGATTAAAACAAACTAAACCAACTAACATAATTTCAAACATTCCTGGCATTAACGTCCTCCATAATTAAAATATGGTGTATTATCCTCGTCTGTTTCAATTTCTAAATTTGTAAATTCTATTACACCATGCATATTTTCTTCTGAATATGGATTATAGAATATACCTTCAGCATCACCACTTATTACCCAAGTATTTCCACTTTCACTTATTGTTTCTATATGTGCTTGTCCTGAAACACCATAATCTTCATCACCAAGAATTTCCATTCTAACCCATTTACTTGGTGCTCCATGCATACAAGCTCTTGGACACGCTGAACACACACTTGGCCATTGATAACTTCCTTCATCAATCGGTAATCCATTTGATGTATCACCTTCCCAATCAGTAAATACTACGGCGTAGTGTTCTTTGTCTATTTCAACTCTACCTGCATCTTTTTGAAAATGAATGACTAATATCTTTTTAATAAATGTTATCGAACTATCATATCCCGCATATTCAACTTCTTCAGCAAAAGTTGTAATTCGTTGGTATTCTGCTTCTACATCTACTTCTTCACCATTTAACCATAACTTCATTGGATATTCATCTTCCACAAGTAAATCATCACAACTAAATGTAAACAATAAAGTTAATACTAAAAATAGTTTTTTAATCATTTTGCTTCCCCTTCTCACATTGACAATTTTCACATTGACAATTTTCACATTGACAATTTGGATTGTCACATACGTTTTTCATTATATTTCTCCTATAGTTTTAATCTTTTACGCCAACGGTCATATGTTGCTCCATCAGCTGTCATGTAAATTTTACTCGAAATCTGATATTGTTTCTTTCCATCACGAGTAACTTTGTATTCTGCAACTCCATATTTCACACTAAGATTATGGTCATATGGTATAGTAATTTTTTTATGTTTACCACTTATAAAATCGGCTTTAGAAATACTTTTAAAATGTGGAACACTTGTAGATTTTTTTCTTCCACTTTTCTCTGCTTGTTTCTTTAATTGTTGTACTTGTTTGTCAATTTTCTGTGCTTCTTTTGATGCCTTCTCTACTTTCTTTAAAAACTTATCCCATTTACTTTGACCAAAAGTTACATCAGATAGTCCAAATAGTAATACTAAACTTATCAGTAAATATTTCATTTTACATTCCTTATAATCCAAATCCTACAAATTGATAATTTAATCCAACTTTTAAATCATAAGCTGGTCTGTTCCAATAATCTAAATATTTTCCTTCAACATAGAATCCTAAATTCTCTTGTAATTTAAATCCAATTACTGCACCTATATCATAATCCATCCAAATCTCTGTTCCTTTGTCTAAAAATTTAAAAGTTTCAGGGTCTTTTCCTGCTTCATCATGTTCTTTCCACGCTACTGCGTTATGATAAGAATACTTATCTAACCCATAGTGATAAGGATATAAACTACCCCAAACGTGTAACCAAAAATTCTCTGTATATTGATACCAATCTATTCCAAGTGATATAGATATTTCTCTTTGGTTTCCCAATCCTTTTAATTGTTTATTAAACCAACTATCTAACATGCCTGGAAAATGATATGTATAAAATTCTCTATCACTATGTGCCATTACATTACCATCAGCATCAAACCATCTCCAATCATATCCTACATAACCAATATATTCACCAGTTTGTTGGTCATAAACTGCCATTCCACCATCTCCAATTCCATCTCCATCTGTATCACCTTGATATAATCTATCATCTACACCAAACTCATCTGATGCGAATTCCCACCAAGATGAAGTATACCACGAACTATCAATAACAGTTGGTGCGAATCCGTATGCTGGATGTGTTCGTGCACCTACTCCAAATGAAACATTAAAACTACTATTACCACCATTAAATTCTTTTCGTAATCTTAAATCACCTTGACCATATCTAATTTCTTCTAAACCTAAATCCGCATATCTTAATTTAAGAATTAACCAATCACCAAGATACCTCAATTGATATTCTTGACTCGCATGTTTCATATCCCAGCGACGGTGTTCCATATACTTGACTAAATATTCAAATCCTTTAACTCTACCGATTGTTGCTGCTTCATTTGGACTTGCATCTGCCATACCTTTATACCAATCTCCACCAACACCAGCGTTTTTTACACCTCGTTTTGCTTCATAATGGAATCTTGCTATTTTTCTTATACCAAATGCTATATCATAATCAGGTTTTAAATCTCTTTCTTCTTTTTGTACAGATAATTCACCACCATACCAATCTTCTTCTCCCGTTTCTGGATTTATCATTGAAAGATGATATCTATCATCTTGATGCATTGGTGAATTTAGATTAAATCCGGCATAAACTGTTGAATACTTAAAAAAGCTTGAAAATGCCCCTTCTAACCCTTGTCCAAATAAAAAGGATGTTGATAACAACAACCCAACCAATAACTTTTTCATATATTTTCTCCATGTTAGCGTTACTGTACAACTATAAATATTAGTCTTTCACAGAAATCTCACTTTCTACTGCATGAAGTCCTTGTTTTTTACCTTTAGATATTTCATCTGTTGATTTTGGCAAATAACCATCTTCTACCCCCCTCTTTCCCGCGGGTAATCTTTTTTCTAATGTTAAGTTTTTTAGCTTTTCGTTAGGTACTACCATTTTTGTACCCCTATCTTTCATATAAAATACAGTTTTAGTCATTCCGACTCTTACTACTCTGGCTTCTCGTCCACTAATATAGATAACGTCATCATTATTAAAATCGTTACCCATAAAAATCTGCATCCCTTGTATTATATTCATTATAGATTCTTTAAAAAAGAATCCTAATCCAAATGTAACAGCTATCCAACCATAATGACCTATGAACTGTTCCATAAGCGTTTGTTGGCTGTCCACGTGTGTTCTCCTATATTATCTTGTTTTTGTTTAGTAATAAATATAATATATATTCTTTAATTACGAATCAAAACGAACTAAAAATGAAATTGGTAAATCTTTATCATTTTTAATTGGATTTGATAGTTTTGCGATGGCCAATAACTCATTTGTATCGTTATATAAACCTATATTTGTGACGTATGTCCCAAATTCTGAATGTGTTGTGAAATTATGATACAATCCACCATCTCCACTATATGACGTATCGTATGATCTACTTGCTGGTGGCATTACTAAATCAAAAGCACTTTCATATTGTGCCTCGTCCGCCTCAAACTTTCCATTATAATTATATCTGGAACCTGCTGGAACAGCAATACTACCACTTCTACCAATAACTGCACTTGGATTTGTAGTGCCAGTAAATTGATATTCTGCTATGTTACATTGATATTGATATTCATAAGAAGTTTTTGTTGCTTGAAATCTTACTGACCAACCATCACCACCAGTTCCAAGTCCAACACTCGTATATCTTGAACCTGTATCTGTAACTGTAATGATTCCGTGTTCATAAAAAACATTTCCTATAGAACCTCCTGTTCGTGGTGTACCACTCGGTGTTCCTGCTGCAAAACTTGAAGAATAAAAATAATCATAAAGTTGTCCGTGTCCATCATCTCTTATATCTAAAGTTGTTGCCCCGCTATCGTCAAGAATTTTAACTGAAAGTGGTTTTATTTCTTCACCAAAAAATTGTTGTGGAATTGTTATAACATTTACTGTATCATGTAATTCTCGTGGAACTATAGTACCCCAATCTGAAGCTTCTCTACCATGTGGCCATTTTCTTTCCCACCTACTCGGAGTGTATACTGGAAATCTCGTTATATTAGACTTCTTATTAGGAACTTTATCATACTCATAATACGAATTATTTATTTGAAAATATAAAGGAAGTTTAAAGAAAGTACCACAACTATACCAAGTATCCCAAGAATGTCCGAAACTTTTAGAAGCTTCGTTGAAAACCCCAAAACTTTGAGATGCCGCCGAACCCGTTAGGAAATAATGTGCACTTCCACTTATACCTTCAAGACCAAAAACACCACTTCCAGTATCAGAATTTGTAAAAGTGAATTGTTTATAAGTTTTAAATTCTTTTATTGATCTATCATCTGGAGATATATCCTTAAACATGGGAATCTCCTTTAATAATCAAGTCTTACTTTGATAAGTGCTTCAGTATTTGGATCTTTTTTGAATGGTTTAGATAATTTAGCCACTGCCAATAATTCATTATTATCATTATAAAGACCAACGGTTGTTAGATAAGTGCTAGGTTCTGTGATAAATGAATTATGAGTTAAAACTGCATGTGACCCAGTAAAAAATGAAGGATTTTGACTGTGATTAAACTCTCTACCAAGTATATTACAAAAATAAAACGAACTACGTTTTTGTTCTTCTCTCCGTGCTGCAAAATAAGAACCACTCTTTATAGAATGAAATAATTTTCTATGATTGTAATTGTTAGTAGCAGAACTTGTTACAACTGCTTGTATATATCCAAAAGATGAAAAATCTGGTCCAGAATCTAAAGCGTTTGGATTTAAAATAATCATTCCCTGTTCAGGATAAAATAAACCCAACGAACCAGAACTGGTAGCTGTTGCTTCGGAAGTTGCAGTTCTATAAACTCCATTTGCTACTGAACCACTAACTACATTAAACTCTCGTTTTGCATTTCCAAGTAGTGGATTTGTATTTGCTTCACTATCATCAATTAAATTAATGGTGTTACTTCCACTTGTTAAGTGTAATTCCCAGTTTCCTGGATCCATCTTTTCTCTATATCGTGCTCTATTTACAGCTATTGCATAAACATCATCACTTGCATAACTTCCAGTTCCACCACCATTAAAATTAAACCGAGTAGTTTGAGCAGGTAATAAAACCTGTCTTAATTGAGAATATATTCCTTTGGTTGGATTTGTTGTTCCTGTCGCTGTTGAACCTTCAGATCCAGAACCGAGCATATGACCATATGTTACTGCAAACTGAACATCTAAGGTTTGGTCGGTAGTTTTATATATATCATTATAGTATTTACCACTATTAGAGTTCTGCACAGATCCAGTAAAAAATGTAGTCAAAGTTCCTGAATCATCAGACCACATAGGTTCAGAAACGGTACTATATAAATTCTCGACTTTTTCTTTTGGATTAAAGACTTTAAAAGACATTTATTATCTCCTTTCCTAAAAGTCTAATCGTACTTTAATTACCGCTTCTCTATCTCTCGATTTCAATAAAGGTTGACTTAACTTTGCAACTGCCAATAACTCATTTTGTTCATTATAAAGACCAACTGTAGTTATATATGCCTTAGGATCAGTAATAAAAGTAGTATTAGTTAATTCTGCATTTGTACCTTGAAAGTAGGTTGGATTCTGACTAAAATTATATTCATCAGATTTTACCCTACAGAAAAAGTGAGATGATTTTATCTGTTCTTCTCTACGTGCTTGAAATTTACTACCACTTTGTATTGCCCGAAATAACTTCAATGAGTTATTCATATTTGTATTAGCAGTTTCAGATGTACCAAGATTTAAATCAGATGCTATATCTAATCGAGTTGCATTTAATATTATAAGTCCTAACTCAGGATAAAACAATCCATATGAACCAGATGCTATAGGTTCTGCTGAAGCTTGTGTATTTATATCCGTTGCCCCTGTTCCAATTGAACCACTCACTATATTAAAAACTCTCTGTGATGCTTTTACAGATGAATCTGAAGTTGCTCCACTATCGTCAATTAATTTTATTGGATGGTTTGGTGCGGTTGGTGAACTTCCACTCAAATGAAGTTCCCAATTGCCTGGATCTATCTTTTCTCTATATCGTGCTCTGTTTACATTTATTACATAAACATCTTTAAATTCAGTTGAATTAGTTTCAGGAAATTTAAATTTATCTGTACTTCCAGCATTCCTAATACATACATTTCTAAACTGACGATATACTGCCTTAGATGGATTATTTCCCGCAGAAGTAGATAACGAACCACTTCCATCGTAATGGCCATAAGCTACTGCGAATTGAACAACCCGTGTAGTATCACTTCCAACTTTATCAAACACATCATAATAATAATTTCCACTACTACCACTTTGTGTAGATCCAGAATAGAAGGAAGTTAGCGTTGCTGTTCCTCCCGTCCATACTGGAGAAGATATAGTACTCGGTATATTAGTTCTTTTATCTTCACCACTTAACGTGGTGAAAAAACTTGTTTCACTACTCATTATTTATCTCCTATATGTATAAATATACATTCCTTTAATTTTGTATCAATAATCATAATACGTTAACATTTCCTCATCTTTTTTTATATTTTTTATAGTATAAAATATAAAAATATCATTATTTAAATCAGTTTTCCAATCTACAGTCTTTTCATCTTCATTAATAACTGTATTGTAAATACTTCCAAATCCAAGTGGTAACACAACTTTTTCAGGGTTTTCTGTTCCTCTTGGCCAATTAAATTTATATCTATCAACATCACCGTCACTACCAACTTCTATATAATGACATTCCTCTAATACTTCTCCACTTTTAATATCTTCTTTTGCAAAAACTCCATATCCTTCCAAAGTGGATTTTTTAACTTCTATTTTATCACTACTAAATAACTTATTTTTAATATTCTTATTAGATGATAAATTTGGTTTATATGGTTGTTCAAAAGTAAAATTTGCTTTGGGTTCGATTAAAATCCCCCTTTTCCGTTTCCACCTTTACCATTTCCACCTTTACCATTTCCACCTTTACCATTCCCACCTTTTCCGTTTCCACCTTTACCATTTCCACCTTTTCCGTTTCCACCTTTACCATTCCCACCTTTTCCGTTTCCACCACCTGCACCTTGTGGTATAGCAACTATTGTTGCAGAAGTTTGGTCTGAACCATTTTCATTTTCTACAGTTAAAGTAACACTCCAAGCTCCCGCTTGAAATGTATGTGTTGGGTTTCGTAACGTTGAAGTTGAACCATCTCCGAAATCCCACAAATACGCCAGCCCATCACCTGCAGATGTATCAGTAAAACTGATTGTCAATGGTGCGTAATTCATTGTTGGTAATGGCATTTTATATCTCCTTTAAAATATTAAATTTGTATTTTGATAATTAAAATTTGCATTTGGTGGTGTACCTTCTGGTGGAGAACCTTGAACATCTATTTCATATGTAAATTCTGCTGTAGGCGGATTATTTATATCATACATTTCCACCATATTATCATGACCAAGAGTAAAAGTATATGTTTCCCAATCTTGATTCTCTTGTGTTTCTTCGTTAAAAAAAGTAAAATTTTCTGTTATTGGACTTATATCAATTACATCTCCAAGTCCTTCCAATGTAATCTGTGCAGGTATATTTGATAACTGACTTTGTAACATTACAGGAGGAGCATCTTTTAAAAAATAATTCATAAGTTCTTCTTCGTTAATAAAAGACTCAAGAAGTGGCATATTCTCAATAACTTTACCTCGTAAATTAGGTGATAAACTTTCATCGTATAAAGAATAATCAACCTCATCATCTCCAAGTGCAAATTGTGTAATTATATAATCACCACTTGTATTACCTGCCAAAGCGTCCGCTAAAAGTTCTCTACCTCTTTTGGTAAAATGTGCTGTTACAGTTTGTGTCGTTTTATCTAAATATCCCATATATTTATCTTATGCCTGTAATTCGTCAAGTACCCAACTAAATGCTGCTACTGGTCCACTTGGTGGATTTGGATTTACTGGTGGTGGATAATACTCTAAAACTGTATCTCCACTATTAACTACTACTCCAATTGTCCAACTTGCCCCACTTGATTCTCCTTCAATCTTTAAAGTAGTATTTTTTACTGATAAAACTTTTTTAGCTTTTAATCGAACTGAATATAATCCAGATAAAACTTTCTTTTGTCCTATTCCATCTTGTCCTGTTTGAGTATGTTGTAATATCATTATATCACTCCATTTGAACTATTTGGACCCATTGGACCTGATGGTGGTGGTGGAGTAGAAGAATCGGTATTACCCTCATTTGTCTCACCAATTTTATGTTTAAATATAAAATGTCTCATAATTTCACTATCAGTTGGAGTTTTCCAATTAACATTGGGTTCAGTTAGTGGTTGGTTATCAATCACTTGACCATATGGTTTTACAAAATTTGAACCACTCGGTGTTACATCCCACAAAGAATAATCTATCTCATCATCCGATAATGCAAATTTTGTAATAACGTGTTCTCCATTTTGGTTTTCACCAAATACTGCTTTTCTTAAATAATCTCTACCTTTGTTTGTAAGTATCGCATCTATAGTTAATGTATCTTTATTTATAAATCCCATAATTTATCTCTTTATTGTGGTGTGTTATCCAAATAATCAACTTTTATTGGTAAAACATAGATTGCTCCTGACATTTGACCAGTTATAATAATTGATGTTTCTCTTGATGTTGCAACCGTACCAATTCCTGTTTTAAAAGTTGCTACTCTTGAAACTACTTTTTTACTCAATCTACCAGATTCTTCGTTATATACAGCACCTACATCATAATCTACCGTACTTCCTTCACCGATTCCTATATCAACTACATTTCTATTTAATACTAAAAAACTATAATCTTCATTTAAAAAAGCTTCGCTTGCACCATGTGTCTCTGGTGAAAGAACAACAGTATTAAACGCCCAATTTGGTGGATTACCAACAAGAGAAGAATTAAGTGAATTTGAACCAAGAAACGAAGTTGGTGTCATATTTCCAATATATGGTAATGCCTTAGTTCCTACTGGCATATTAATTAATTTATATTTCATCACAACTTCAGGATCAACACATGGTTCTAACATTGGTGTAGATTCTAATACAGCACCATAATAATCAGTCCCTTTTGGATGTGCAATATCCCATAAAGTATAATCTATCTCATCATCTGATAATGCGAATTTTGTTATATTAAAACTCCCATCACTTTTTGCAAGATATTGTTTACCCTTTTTGGTTAATACTGCATTTAAAATATATGAAGTATTATTTATAAATCCCATTATTTACCTTATTACTTATGAATTATATGTAACTGTTACGTTAAATTCTAATACTGCTCCTGATAAATCCCCAGTTACTATAACTGAAGTTTCTGTGGAAGATGATATTTTTTTAGGATAAAGTCTTAATCCTTTTTGACCACTCGAAAACGGAAATCTAAGTCCAACTTCCGCATCACTTTGGCTACATCCTTTAAGTGTTTGTGATATATGTTGTACATTATCAACAAAGGGGACCCACAATAAATCTTGTGGAGTTAATACTTGAATATCACCCTCTCTATCAATTTGACCACCAGATGGTTCAGGTGCTAAAATTGCAACACTTGAATCCAATACCGTTACAGTATAGGGTTCCTGTTCCAAACTATCAAAATCTAAATTTCCATATCCATCATCTGTACTATTTTGTGCCCGTGAAATATGTAAAGTTTGAGATGCATTATCACCCCCACCAAGTAAACTAACTGCATTAGTTGGATTTTCTGGTGGATTTGGATTATCTGGATCTGGTGAACTTGGATTAACTGATATTCCAGAATTTGAAGTAATATCACTATACCAATTTAAAGTTATTGTATTAGTTCCAGGATTAGTATAATTATTTAATTTAACCATCGCTGAAGTTCCTTCTTGTCTTGTCACAAGTTTATACTTCATAATTTCTGAAGGATCATTAAACGGTTCAAGTGCTGGTAGATTATCAATCACTGCACCATAATAATCCGTTCCTTGTGTATGGGTTGTATCCCATAGTGCGTAATCAACCTCATCGTCACCAAGTGCGAATTTAGTGACTTCAAAATCTCCACCACTTGACAAAATTTCACGACCTTTCTTTGTCAAAATAGCGTCTAATATTCTGGTTGAATTATTTAAATATCCCATTTGTTTTTCTCCTATATACGGATTTATTTAATTATAAGATTCGATATAATATAACTTATTATTCTTCTCTTATAAATATAATCCTTTTAAGTTTTTATCATTATTTATTCTTTACATCCATCTTAGTAGTGGTTTTATCAGTTGTTACTAATTTTGTAGGTGATACTATAGTTATATCTACTGCGGGTGTATCATCTAACCACCTTTCTTCTGGATCTGTTACTGTAGAACTATCAGTTTGAACACATCCTGTATAAAATAATCTATCTGTTCCTATTGCCTCATCCCATCTACTATCCAAATCACTACGAACAAAACTTGATGAGTAGGCTTTATGCATTGAAGCACTTAATGAAGATGAATAATAATACTCTATTTCATCATTAAATTGTGACATTATATTTGTTTCTATTCGTGGTTGAACTACTTCTTCAAATATAGTTTTAACACTTCCTGCTTGTATAGTTGAATTATAATAATCTTGACCATACCACCCACTTGTATCTATATCACCAATATTATATAATGCTGGTCTTTCTAAAATATGTTTAATTACAAATGAACCCGTTCCTGATGCATTTGCACTTATTGTATCACTCGGTGCCTCATATGAAGAAAAAGCTGCTGTTATAGCTACACCAGAACCACTATCTTGTGTTCTATTATTCAATCTATGTGGATCATAAAAATTTAAAGGCATTGTTTCAAGTCCCCACGGAGTTATATCGGTGGCTGATGCTGATACAAAACCAAATTTTCCACTTCCAGATTTATGTGCACCCGATCCATACTGTTCACTCGAGCCACTCTCCATAGTATAAAAATTAACTCTAAATGGATCAGTAAAAGTTAAATCTGCCTCAAAAGTATCAAATTGTGCAGATGATGAAATATATGAACCAGTTTCCATTTTATGTTTATCAATACCAAATGGTGATGACCAATTCACCCTATCTTCATATACTTGATATTCTGCACTTTCAGAAACATAAGTAGTATGAATATCAATTTCTGAAAAATGATGGTGGGGAGTAGCAGTAGGTTCTTTTCCTGTTATAATCTTATCTCGTTCAAGAATAGTAGGTTCAATTAATATACCAATAGTTGCATTTGCACGTGCAGGAACTAATGATTTTAATTGTCTATACAAAGAACTATCATAATATTTTATCAATCTCAAATAATCCCAAAAATTATTAGGTCCTGAATATTTTTGCCAATATAAATTTCTAGCCTCTACTAATCCCGTATATTGTTCTTTATATTGGTCACGAGGATCACCAATGAATTGGTCAAAATCAAGATTAGGCATTGATAATATAATATCTTCATCTATTGCTGCAGATGGTGAGAAAAATATACCAAGTTTATTGGAATCTATTGGAGCTTTATCATAGGCAGGTACTGTTATACTTTTTCCAAATTGTAATGCTGGACTACCAACTTTGTCAATTAGTTCATCTGCTTCAATTCTTACTTTTCTTGATGACCTACCACTTGGTCCCAAATTTGGAACTTTCATCTTTGTTTCATCTACTACGGATGAAAAATGATCACCCATTACACTTGTATAATTGTGCGGAACGGCTGATGATGTAAAAGATTGATCTGCTGACGCATCTCGAAACCATTGATTATAAGAAACACTTAAATCTTTATCATCGTCAAATGAATATCGAGTAACTAAATCTAAATAAGATGCAGATGGTGTATTACCATCAAATGCTATTGGAGCTGCTACATGATTATCAAATGAAGTTACATTGAGTGGTGTTGTCCAATTTCTATATTCCATCATAGAACCACTTAATGATTCTCCAAAGGTTGCATGTTCAGGACCACCTAATGTAATTGTATCCGAACTTCCTGTATATGATGAATTATATGAAGCTGATGCTGCAAATGAACCACTTATTGTCAAAGTATTTTGAGATTCATATATAATTTTACTTCTACCAGCATCATACTTCTTAGTATATAAAGTATAATCAACATCTAAATTAGATGCATCACTTGATACAAAACTTTTTAATGAACCACTCATGGTTCTTGTCAACATTACAGACCAAAATTCATTATCATATACAGGAAATTCAGAAGATGATACTTCCTTATATTCTCCATCAGAACCAGACAACATAAAAGATACATAACCACGATTATCTGATGCATCATTATCTTTTAATCTAATTGCCCAATCATCACCTCGTCTTACTAATACTTGATTCGAACCACTTGCCGCTCTAAATCTAAATTCTACTGTATCTGGATGTCTACTTGTTGGGGCATCTCCAAGTGTAACCGCTTCCCAAGTATCATTTTGAACATAAGTATTATTTGTTGATCCTTTAAAATTTAAGGCCTTTGTAAATTTTCGTGTTAAGAAATATTCTTGTGTTTGTCCAGATAGTTTAGGTCCCCCATATTCTATAACTCGTAATATACTCGATGGTATACCATAACAACTTATTAATCCTTTAAGTGATCTTACTGTTCCTTTAGTTTTTAAGAAATAAGGCATATTGTTTATAATACGACTCCAAATTTCTCTTGATATATCTCGTTCAGGAGTACCAGAATATTCCCAAGGAGTTTCAGAACCAGTTTGTTCCATTCCAAACATATATCTTGGAAGTGATATTAAATCTTTTCCATCATGAACTTCCCAACCAAGTGATTGTGCTACTGGTTTTAATAAATCTTTTGCTATACCTTCTGTTAATTTATCTCGTTTATCATGAACATCTGTCATACTTTTAATGAATATCCACATATCATCAAAATGATGACCAATCATATCTACAAATTTTAAGAATACGTTATTTTCATCATCATCTTGAACAAACATTGGAAGATGACCTTTTAATCTATGTTTATTTGACCTGTCATATGTAGATGCAGAAATTAATTGGTCTGCGTACCAAGTTGTTGCTGCTGATTGTGAAGTTCTGTAAAGAACATATGGACTTGAATAAGTATCTCCACCATACTCTTTAGGCCATGCGTTATCGTTGAATACCTGAATAGATTCACTTGAATAAGATGAACTATTATTAAACATATATTTTTCAAATTTATCAAAAGAATTTATAGTATCTCTACGTTTCTGTTCCCAAGATTGTATTTGAACCAAAGATCCACTTACTGGTTGAAAAGATGGATTATATGCATCTGAAGCTGATACATTTAAATATGCACCTGTTCCTGGTGAAGCTTTTATACGAAGTTTTCCAGTCGAACCGCTACTTGTTCCTGCAAGAGAAGCACTCCTATCAGTATATTGTTCTATTAAATCTAATTTATATTTAAAATTTCTAAGTCGTTGTTCGGCTGAACTAAAATGAATAAAATTTTCAAATTGAGAATAATCAACATTAATATCAGTACTTAAACTACCACTAATTACTTCATTTTCTACACTTTCCTTTATACCACCATCGGTGGAAGTTAACTTAGTATAATTTTTATATTCTGTTGTTCCTGGTCCTATTGGACTGTTAGTATTTGCAAACTCTGGTGTCCTTAAAACAATCTCACTTACTTCTTCTTCTATAAATGGGATTAAAGTACAAGTTTCTTCTATCGGTGGAATCATCTCCCTAACTACAGTAACAAAATCTTTTTCTACAATTTCATCAGGTAGTGGTTCATATAATTTATAAACTACTGAATATGGATATTCAGAATAAGTAGTTTGATCAACTTTAAAATTAGTTATTAGACTAAAATCATTTGCCCCTAACTTAATTAACTTACTTAAATTTTCACTCTTATCTGCTGCATATTGAACAAACCATTTACCAAATGGTTGCATATCACTTAATGAATATTTATCAAAATCGTGATTTGATTCCTGACCAAGTTCAGAATAACTGTTTACAAGAGTAATATTATTTCCATCTATTGAGTCTATTTCTCCTCTTAATGAACCATATATTGGTTCAGAACTATAAAGAGATGAAGTATAATCAACATAAAATTCTGAAAATTTGGTAAACGATCTTATATTTGCACTATTATCTAATACAACATTTTCTGGTGCTAAGCTTTCATATGAATTAAATAAAGTTATTTTATTACCATCTATTGATTGTATTGGTGCTACTAAATCTGCAGTGACAGGAGTTCTATTAACTACTGTAGTTGATTCTGTTAATTGAATTGTAGGGCTCTCTACCCATAAAATTCCTTCTGGACCATAATGACCATAAACATAAAGAGTAGTTGGTTTTGCCAAATCCCAATCTTCGTAAACTACTCCAGTCCAACTTACTTGTTCCCATTCTCCAATTTTAGAAACTGGTCTATATTTGAAAAATTCTCTTTCTCCAGCTGATAAACTACCTTCTTCTAATGTTGCTGGATGAGTTCCTATGGAAGTTCCCCAAGTAACATTTCCATCACTTTTCCTATAATGATGTAACCCAACCATTGCACCTTTATTTACTGTATCTGATTTTTGCCACCAACTAACTGTAATTTTATTACCAGGTTCAATTCCTTGAGCAACCATTGCATGTGGTAATGTTTGTGAAATTCCCATCCACCTATGTGATAAAGTTTCATGTTCTGCAGAAGAAAGTCCTGTTCTATGTGGCTCTGTTGTTGGATAATTTACGTGATTTGGTGATAAGAATTCTGAATTCTTATCAATAAACTTCATACAAGTTTCACCAAATTGACCTTCACCTTGAATCCACTTAGCGTGATGTCCTAACCAACCACTATGCCATCTTGCTTGATCAATTCTTGCTGTTTCGGATCCACCCCAATTAAATGAATTAAATCCATCTGACCAACCATTTGGTCTTACTGCATCGGAATATAAAATTGGATCTGGGTATTGCCAAATTAAATCGGTTACAGAACCTTCTGGTATCCATTGCCAAACTAAATCTTGAGAATTATTTACTTCAGTTGACCAAACCCAATCACAATCTCTTAATTGTTTATGTGCAGTCTTTGTACTTTTACCTAATTGTTCACTCCAGTTTAAATCTTCTGCATTAGTGGAGTTTGATATAATTTCAAATGGACCTGAAGAATTAGTAGATGTATAAATAACTTCGGGAACATCAATTTCCCCTGAATCACCATAATGATCTCGTTTCCAATCTTCATTCTCATCTTCATAACTACCTTCACCATCTCCCGTTCTAATTATACTTCCATTCCATTTTATTTTTGCAAGAAATCCAGCTCCTTTTGTATTATTACGAGTTTGTATTTCTAATCTTTCCAAATCATCTGGTAAGGCATATGTATAAGACTCTTTATAGGCCCCCGCTACACCATGTGTAGTACCAATAACTGTTGGAACATTTAATGAATTAAAAGAAGTTATTGTAAAAGTATTATCAACTCTAATCCAAATTCTATTTGTACCACCCCCATGATATGGACTTACACGAAACTCTCGTTCATATTTTCTAATATCAGTAGCTAATGGATTTTTTAATGGAATATCATCTATTACAATTAGTTCTGTATCTTCACTAAAAACCTCATCAACAACATATGCATCTTTAATAGTAAGAACACCACTTCCTCTACCTTCACCACTAACCATCGAATCAATAAACCCATCATCTTCTTCAGTAAGGATTGCTTCAACTACTTGATTAGTTTCAGTATCAGGATCTGATATGAATGAAATTTGGCCTGAGATTGGAACATCAACTTCTTCAGGTCTTTCAACTTCCATATATGGAGTTGGAATCCCACCCAAACTTCCTGGTTCAACTTGAATATTTGTAATATACCGTTCACCATATCCATCTGGTGTTTCTTCATTTGTATGCCCAAACTGTAAATCTATATTACCATCAGAATCCTCTGGAATTGTTATAACTTTATAATATCTTTCCCACAAATTACCATCTACTTCTATTGTTTCTGAAACGGCTCTTGGTTGTGTTTGACCTGCTATACCATCATTGAAATGTATATCTCCCGATGGAGAATTTATACCACCTATAAATAATGTCTTATTATTAGTCCACTCTGGAGTCCAATGTACCCAACAACTTATTATATAATTTTCACCAGGGATACCTTTTAATAAAAGTTGATATTTGTTTTGCATATCCTCCGAACCAACCGATTGGGTTTTTAATACAAATTTAGTATTACCTGGATTAGCAATATTATCAACAATACTATTTCTTACTGAACTCTGTCCTTTTTCTTCAACATCTAATCCATTACTAAAATGGCCATTGGTAACTATATTATTCGATACATTTAAAGTTGTATTTTCAATTAATGGAAAATATCTTGATATTACTTCTGGAGTTTCATCGTGGTCTATAACAAAAGCTTCTCTTATTTTAAGAGTTCCACCAACCATTGCTTGATTAAGTGATATACTTCCGTTGTTTATCGTTGCAGTTTTACCATCTATGGACTCAAATGTTATATCTGAAGTTCCACTTACATCAGAATAAGATAAACAAGTATATCCCAACAATCTAAATTGTTCATAATAATCTATATCATTTATTGCTGGATTTGGTCGTAGTCTTATTTCTGTTCGGGATGGAGATATTTCTTGTAACCAAAACTTATCATCTTGAACAAGAAGTTCTATTTCATTTCCGTTATCATCAGTTAATGGAACTTCTAAATTTGGTTCTACATCAGGAAGTGGAAAATGTGAAGCTAAAATCTTACCATTAGTTTCAACCATATATTGACCAGTATAAATACTTTTATCTGATTTCTTGGTTAAAACAACTTTATGAGAACCACCAATTTGTCTTAAAAAATTATAAACTATTTTATAAGTTCCACGTTCATATCCAAGATTTCTAACATGAGAACCAACATCCAAATCAGTCGGAAGTGGATATTCTATTAGACCTGAAGCTGTATAATTATCATCAGTATCATATACATGATATTCTATTATATCAGTAGTAAGTGTTCCAAAAGGTGATACTATATCACCATCATTTAAGCCATCAATACCAACAAGAGGCAAATCTTTTGCCTTTAATCTTGATAATTTTCCAGTTATTGTATCTTTAATTAATTGTTTTTTTGTTGGCATTAGAATTCCGTAAATTCTCGTTTAATTATTTTATTAAGTTCTTCATTCTCTTCATATATCCAATACCCATCTTCATATGAAAGAGTATGATTTTCTGGATGACTTGTTCCGTCTGTTCCTTCTCCGCTAATTATTTTTTCAAACAAAATAATATTTTTAGATGAAGCATCTCTTAAAATACCACCACTTATAAAACCACTTGTTGTTTTACTTTCAATTATTTCTAAATATTTAGATTCATCTTTAGTCACAAGAGCCTGATAAAATGGAAGATTAGCTAATTCATCTTTTGAATACGGCATCTTTTATCTCACCACTTTGAAGGAATGTTTTTCATCATAGAATTCTACTGTTTCATTAGCAGTTCCACTACCACTTACAACTTTATATTCTATTCTATAAAATCTTTCTGCCTGTAATCCATTCAACCAAAAATTAAAATAGTTTCCTGTTGAATCACAACTTACTTTTGTACCACTCCCAAATGGAATAATCACTTCTTCTGTATAAGCATCTTTAATTTGATAATAAGTACTTCCACTCGGTAAAGTCTTTACTGTTGTATATCCTGTACTATATCCACTTGTTGCATACGACTTTTCAGGATATCTTTCTCTACCAATAACTCTAAATTTTACTTTTGACTTTTCTTTATATTCAGGTCGTAAACTTCTCATATACAGAACCATATCTTCTAAATTGGCAGATGAAAGTGCCGATAAAGAACCAGTAGCCCAAGTGGAATCATCCCAAACAACTTCTAATCTTGGTTGATAAATTGTATGTGTATCTCTACCAAAAAATAAAAAGTGGCCAAGTTTTTTAGTACTTCCTTCATCAAGAGTTGAATTTGAATTTCCCATACTTCCACTTCTTTTTAATATAAATCCTTCGTTTGGAACTGTACTATGTAACCATCTCCAAGTAATATCACTTACATCCATTCTCAAATCTGCAGCTTCATGTGTAAAAGATTGTGAAGCTTCATATCCACTTCCACTATACCAAGTTCCACCCCCACCCGATAGTGTTGATGTTATATCAGTTCCACCTTCTACGGCATATGCACTACTTCCGTTAAATACAAATAATCCCGAAGATGATGCAGCAGATAAATTAGCTGATGTTCCTGTTGAACTTCCAGATAATATTAATATACTACCAGGATTAGTTCCTATACTTGCAGAAATTGCCAATCCATGTAAAGAAGAACTTACAGTATTATTAATAGCACTTCGTAAATTATTAATAGAACTACCAGTTGTTGATCCAGAAGTTACAAATATTTCAGATGAACTATTATCAAATACTTTACTTGAACCACTTATAAATACAAAATCAACTCCACCAATAGTAACTTCTTGATTATCATAATCACCATTATTAATTGTTAAAGTTCCACTTGCAAAAGTATTTCCTTGTAATGTAGAATAACTTCCATACCAAGGAGTTGCATCATCATTATTATTTGTATACTTCCAACTTGCCCCATCTTCAATTTTAGGATTTGAATCAGTTCTACCCGAACCCATGTTCCAAGATTGACTAACTGGATATCCATATAATGATTGTGAAATATCTAATGCATATGAGTTTGCGTCATATAAATTTAAATAAAATTTAGTATTTGATCCAGACGTAATTAACCCCGAAGATACTGATTCTGAAATATAATTTATATCAAATTTAATTAGTGCACGAGAAACGTTTACTACTGAACCATCATCATTCATATCCTTTCTAATCTCAATAATTTCATCGAGTCCAGTATTCATACTTTTACTGACTTCATATAATGTTGTATCTTTTGTTGCGTATTCAAAATAATGCATTATATATCTCCTAATACCCTACCTCGAATATCAGTATCGGGGTATTTAACTTCAAATATTGTAGGATCAACAGGTGGATAAACTATTCCATTATATGTTGCTCCCGCTATGTTATATAAATTATCAGAATAACCCTTACCAATTCCCTGTTTATTAACAACGATTATCGATTGTTGTTCCTGATCATTTGGTTGTCCTGGTGGTGGAACTACTGTTGCAACACCATCAACTGTAATCAATAAGGATGCCATATCGGCTGTTATTATAGGTTGATTTATTTGCCACTTCTCTATATCAAAATATATTTTTAATTTATTAACACAATTTAACAAAACTTCATTTTTATTGAATCCTTTTTTAGTTAAAATTGCAAAGTCAATTCCAACATTACAAATCCACCCATCTTTAAGTTGAACTGCATCAGTCATCATTCTATATTGACTTAAATAAACTCTTATGTTTTCTTTAACAGCTTGATTTAATCTAATCAATTTTCCATTTTGATCATATCCCAACATATACATATTCAATGCCAATGGATTAGATTGATATGTGGAATCTCCCGTAAATTGGTCTGTTGATGCCACTTGTTCATCTTGAATCATATAAACTTTTGCTATATTACCATATTTTGGTGGTAATGAATAAACACGAGTTATATAATCATCTTTAGTTACCGCTCTACTTTGTGCCTGAAAGTAAGCTAATGCATTTACTCTCACATTTTCAAGTGTTTCTGGTCCACCACCACCAGTTGCTGGTTGTGGATTTGTTAGTGCTGTAGAACTTAAAGACACATCTTGTAAAGTTGAATCCAAAGTCAATGAACTATCAAAGTATGGAGCCTGTAATGTAATATTATTAATTTGACCTGATGATACATTATCATCTATTCCACCACCATACGAATACTTAATCGTAAGAGTTGTATTAGTTGGACATTGACCATAAGTTTCTGTATTCAAAAAGTTTGCTGGATCAAATGATGTATCAAGAAAACTCGGTGTTCCTGGTAAATTAGAACCAACACTATTTGGGTTTGGAATTATTTCTTCATCAGATCCTGCTGCTACTCCTGAACCAAATCTCATTTCAGTTCTTCCATCTGGTCTTATATAAGTTTTATATCGTTTAGATGTCTTTACAAGTTTTAATAAAAATGGTGCAAAATTTCTACCTTCTACTAAATCTGGAGAATTTTGTGTAGTATTATCAAAATCTGCATATACTGTATCTTGTGCTAAAAATGGAACTTCATACCAATTATTTCCATCACTATCTGTTACTGAAATTATTTCTAATACTGGAGTATTTGATAAAGCAACTCTTTTATATTTTTCTGCTGCTCCAAATGTTATATATTCAGTAACAGTTGTTCCACTAACTGCCTTTACTTGTTTCTTCAATAACCATTTTGTAATATTACTATCATCGTCTACTTCAAAAATATCTTCTTGTCGTGGACTCATAGAACCAGAATCTCTAAATATAACATCTCCTGTTGTTCTAAAAATAGTACCGTTATCGGATGTTCCTTGCATTCCTGCTGGTATTGTAAGACAATAATCTTCATTTGGTTGTCTTTTTTCATCTTTAACATTATTAGGGTCAGCAGGTACTACTTGAAATACATCAAGTGTTACAGATGAGGCTGAACCTTGTTTGGGTTTGTATCCATATCCTTGTGCAATTTCATATATGGTTTTCTTTTCTTCTGCAAATGATAACATACTTTCTTTAAATTGTTCGTCCATATAATAAGACAATGTATCCCCAACATATGATGCCATTTCTATGAACATCATACCTGGATCTGATTCATTAAAATCATTATATGTATTTGGAAAGTATGTCTTTGCAAATTCTATAAGACCATCTCTAAATGCAGAGAAATCTTTGTTTAAATATTTTACGTCTTTACTGACTCCCTTTGTAGCCATTTCTTTCTCCCTTATTGATTAATCGCCGATTCAAATTGGTCAAAATTTACAGAAACCGTTCCAAATCTATCGGGCTCGAATGACAATCCAAAATCTATTGATATATTTACTCTATTAATATTATAATCTGGCATTGTAATTTCTATATTTTTAATGTTTATATATGGTAGCCATTTAGCAAGTGAACTTCTAATGGACTCTTCTAATATATCTCCGAAATCTTCATTCATAGGTTCAAACAATATTGAATGTAACTGTGAACCAAATGTGGGTTGTCCAAGTCTTTCACCTGGAATAGTTTTCAACAAATTTATGATATTATGTTTTGCCTGTTGAAGTGTGGTTTTGGTTTGTTTAAAGTATCCAGAATCAGAATATCCCATAGGGAGTTTCAATCCAATGTAAGTATCTGGATTTAAATCTTTTTCTCTTGCTCCCATTTATATTCTCCTTTAATTTCCTATTGCTTGCCAGTAAAAATCATGACTACCATCGATGGCTGAGTTTCTATTAATCTCAAAATTAGTAGTTGTAATATTTTGAACAGGAAGTACATCTCGTGCATCTCCAGTTATTCTTTGTGTAACAACATTAAAACATGCATTCGGAAATTCTAATGAAAACTCAAAATTTTGTTCATCGTCTGATGAAGAAGTTCCTGTTCCCCACTGCATTATCATACCTCCAGGTAACTCAACATATCCATTAGGAGTTAAACTTTGCGGTGGTGGACCTTGTTGGCCGGGTGTATCTACAAAATTTAACTTTCCTCCTAAATTAATATCTCCTTGTACATCCATAGACTTCATATTTATATTACCATCAACTTTAATTCCTTCACTACCAAAAGTTACACGTAACCTATCAAAAATTCTTCCAAGTTTTAATATTTCTTTACCATAATTAGCATTTGATTTAGCTACCGTTTTAAATTTTTTCAATACTTTTAATAATCTATTCTTTTTAGTAGTTGGGTCAGATTGATTCCGCCGTATATTTAACTCACCTTGATTTTCCCATTTTTTATTTCCTACTTTCTTCCTTCTCGGTATTAAAAATAAACTACCAGGTAATCTATTTTCTAAAAAAGACTTATTGTCTAATGCATCTATTGGATCTTCACCTGTTAAATAAGAATGTATTGCATCAGCTTCTTCTTGGGCTAATTTAGAATTTTCTTTTCGTATCCTCTTTTTAGTTTCTGAATCCTGTTCTTTAAAAATTCTATCATTCTTAATTTTTTCAAGTTTATATTTTAGAAACTTTTTATCTAATCCCATGATTCACCTCACTATGGACGATAATTCGTTCCACCCTTTTTTTGGTCTATCGCTTTCATAACAGCTGAATAATCTCTTGTTAATGCATCCGTTACATGGTCAGGAACTTGGTCAACATTTACACCAGCTTTCTTAATAGAATCAACTGCTGCTATTTCTCGTTTTCGTTCTTTTGCACCTTCTGTATTTCCTAAACCTGTAGCTCCAGCAAGTACATCATTTATCTTACTGGTATCATAAACTCCACCACCCATCGTTTCATATCCACCTTCACCTTGTGGAACTCCACCAACGGTTTCATTCAAAACTTTATTGAGAGCTTTGTTTGATGTATAGTTTACTTCCTTTTTAGGTTTAACTTGTTTCTTCCTAATAGGTTCTTTGACCTCTTCTTTTTTAATTAATGGTTTTGAAACTAATTCGGTAAGTGAAGATGAGTCTTTATCTTTAATAAATATCTCATTCATTTGTTTTTTAACTTCCTTACGAACTACGGTTTCAATTATTTTTATTAACTCTTGTTTCTTCATTTTATGATCTCCTCTATAAACCTTTTAAATAATCATTTAATTCTGGACTGGAAAAACATCTATTTAATTCTTCCAATTGTTTTGCCAATTCTTTTGATAATGCAGTAGTATCTACTTCATCAAAATTTGTATCTACATCTAACTCTGTCCATTTACCACCAGCTGCTTCACACTCTTTTTTAGTTAAATGTTCTGTAAAATCACAAAATCCAACTGACGCGTCATCATCTATCATACCGGCAGTTTCTTTTGATATTGCATCATACATTTCTTGTAATTTTGCCATCTCTTTTGGATCAATCCAAGTTCCCCCTGCTGCTTCACAGGCTTCTTTGTCTGTTAAATCTTGTCCTGCACATTGTGCTAAAATACTCATTAATTGTGCCTGTAATACAGGAATGATTGTTGAAAATCTACCAACTGTTTTTACTAACATACTAACACACATATCAACTAATCCCATAATATTTAATACATTCATTAATGCTTCAATTATAGGAACTACAAATGGTGGTGTCCACTTTAAAATCTTTCTAACTATTTTTATAACCTTTTGAATAATTTTTATGATTTGAACTATCTTTTTCATTATTGGCACTATTTTCATTATATATGCCATTATTCCTAATAAATAATTAATAGTATCTTTTACAGGTTGTGTACAAACTTTTTCAGGATCAAGAGTAGCTCTTTCCATTATCTTATCTACATCTGCATTTAATTTACCCAATACCTTATTAAGTTTACCCATTAACTCTTGTATTTTTGCAGTAAATCCAGATAGTAACCAACCTTGTAAATCAGGAAGTTCTAAATTAGCTAATTCTATAAGCCAATCTTCATCTTCAGGTAAATCAACATTACCCTTTCCAGCACAAAATCCTTTATCTTCACCGTCATCATCACCACTACCATCCGTATCTCCATCTGCACCACCCCCAGCAAAAGCTCCTTCGTTCTCTACTTGATGTGGGGCATCAAACCAATTTCCACCATCATTAACTCTACCTCTATATATTTGAGTTCCAACTGGAACATGATCGTTTTCATCAAACCGAATTAAATCATTACCTGTATCTGGCCAAACTAAAGTTGCCCCATCTTCTCCTGTAATACAACCATCATCGTGTATAAACTGAATTGGGTATTCTTCTACTCCATTACATATAGCACTTCCATCTATAAGTTCAGATCCAGCCATTATTGGTTTTCCTGGACCTAACGTTACTCGTTGTCCTGCTATTGATTTACATCTTTGTGCCATTATATTCCTATACTGTTTTAACTATATCACTTTTTGCTTTATCTAAATCTTCAATTAATTGTTCACAAGTTCCTTGTAATCCAGTACATCCCTCATGAATACCTGATACTGGAACTACAAAATCTACAACTGATCCCTTTGCACTTTGCATAGTGACACTAAATTCAATTAGAGCTTGCATTAAATTTTCAATTATTCTCATCGTAGTATCACCAAGTAAAACTGGTTGAATTCTTGCTTCTTTTCCTGTATTTCCTGTTGCTGCTCTGTTACGTCTAGCCCCAGTTGCTTTTCCTTGTTCTGGTGCACTTCCAAGATATACATTTTTATGACCTTCTAATACAATTCTATTTTTACTAACTAAATTTATATCATTATCTGAATATAGAAAAGTATTTTTTCTTGAATTAAAAACTAATCTATCAGAAGTTAAAACTATTTGTTTTCCACTACTTTCTTCTTTAAATTTTGGATTCACACCAGTGACTTTACTTTCATAATGAGTGAGTGGAACTATTTGGTCGGTAGTCATCCATATCGAACTACCATCTAAATCTATATCTTCTTTTACTGGTTTAAAATTTACTGTTTCTTCCACTCCCTGCCCGACTCTCATAATAAGATTGGGTGAATTAACTTTTCCCGTAAGAGTTGTAATACGAGTATGTCCACCTGTAGTAGTCTTTGTTGTTTTCTTTATCTTTTTAATATTACTACCAAGTCTTATTGTATTACCAAATCTACCATTAAATGCTATATCACCTTCTTCTACATCTAATTCCCTAACAGTCACGCTATCATCAACTAATGTAGGTAAATTTTCTTTATATGCTTCGGGTACAGTATCTTTAGTATAATGAGTTAAATACTTACTAATTCCTGGCCGACTATTAATATCTACTCTACCATTTAGATTCATTTTTTGAGTATAATAATAATCTTCATCTCCCCCCAAAATATATTGAGCGGCAATAATTGATTCTCCTGGATATGGATAATCTTTTATATTGGCATCCATTGGTTTCATATAACGATAATCATCTTCACCGTCACTACTATAAAATAATCGTGCCTTAATCCAACCATACTTTGACCAATCTGGTTTACCCTTATCAGAGCCCTTTTTTATTTTAGGTAAATCTTCCTCGTCCACCCAAAGCTCAATAACTTCTGCTAACTCTAATTCATAAAATTCGGGAGTCGGTGTTCCTTTAATTGCATTAAAAATATCACTAACTTTAGCTGGACCCTCTGCTATTCCAGTAAAGGCATCAAGAACATCTTCTGCCTTATCTTTAAACCAACCCATTAATTTTCCTTAACTGTTTGTATATCTTCTGATATTTCGTCTGATTTCTTTTGAATGTCTACAACTACTTCATCAATACTCGTTAGTAATTGTTCTTTTTCTTTTTCTGATAAACCGAACTCCGATTCTGCACCACCTTTGGCTTCGGCAGCAATTAATCGTTGAACAACTGTGGCTAATTTAACAAGTTGTTCATCATTCTTCACATTTATTTCCAAATATTCTTTTATCATAGGAATTAACTGAATAGCCATATCCCCATCTTTGATAAATCCAGCAACTTCTTTAACTAACATTTCAAGTTGTTCTTTATTGTGTTTGGAATTATCGTAAATATCTTTAAATAATGATGATAGTGATTTACCTTCAAATAATTCGTAATCTTGACTCATTTTGATATTCCCTGTATTGTATTAAAAATAGATATTATAACTCATATATAAATATAAAATAACCTAAAAATTACAGATTCTCCTATCTATATATATTAAAATAAGAAATATCGTATATATTATATTTATTTATGTCGAGAACAGTTCTTGACAACAGAAAACGGAAGTTAAAAATCTCTTTTTTGTTAAATGATAAGTAAAAAATCGGGAGATAACTAATGAAGGAAGTCATCACATTAGTCAAAGGTTGGGTGGACGATATAGCTCACCTACTTACCTCTTTTGTAGCAATCGGAGCCGTTGGTGAAGTATTGTTCGGAAGTGGTATCTTTGGCGTTAATGTAATTGGTAACCTGACATCAATCATAAATCAATTCGGCGAATCCGGTTTCGCTGGACTTGTCGCTTTGTTGGTGTTGGTGGGTTTATTCCGTAAATAGCTATTATCGGATAATGAAAAAGGGGTGGAAACACCCCTTTTTTTTGCTTTAAATTGTTATTCGAGTTCTCAAATCAATATTCCTTGAATATATGTGACAAACTCGTATTTCGTATTCTCCAGGTGGTATTTCATCTCCATAATCCTGTGTATAATATAACGTCCAAGTATATGTAAAATCTCTTGGAGTTCCATCTTCCCAAGGACTTCTCTGAAATGGTTGTTTGTGAACTACCTTACCTTTATCATTAACAACTTCTATAAATGTATCTTTATATGAAACTCTATATCTAATCTTTACAATATCACCCTTTTTATCAGTATCGTGCCAGGCTATTAAAGGATGTTCGTTAAAAGTTTCTTCTATAATGATAGGTTCATTACTAACTTCTTCTTTTGGCATTAATAGTATGGCGATTATAATAACCATTAATGTACCAACTATAACTTCTAATATATTTTCTATTTTCATGAATTTATTCTTTGTTTTATTTGTAATAAGTATGTTTCAATTTTTTTTAATTCCAAACTATTTGGATCCTTTTCCATTATAAGACTTCTCTTATTCATCAATTTTCCATACGCTCTTTCTAAATCTTCTTTTTGTAATCCCCTCATACTCTTTCTGTAATACAGATGTGCTAACGCCTCATCTTCTGCTTCAGCACCACGAACACCAGCAACTGCTGTTATTTGTTCTACTTCACCAATATATTCTTCTCCAATCTCTGTAATTTCTTCCCAAACTGTTGTTTCCCACATAACATCTAAATCTAATTCTTTATCAAAATCAATATTATCTATTTCAATTTGTTCAAGACTATCTTCTATTACTTGTTGTCTATGTCGTTCTTTAAGCACAATAGCAAATGTAGAATCGGCGTATGCATCTGCTAACGAATCACATTCAGATAACCATTCACCATAGTTTTTCCATCCAGGTAATCCACTATCAGTTCTGTATTCAGTATCATCACAAGGACGACCTCTAAAGGAAGCCGTCCTTTCTTGTGATAATAATATACTACTGAGTAGGTTCGTAAAGAACAGGAGTTTCAGAGAGTTCAAAATTGGTTGAATCATACGTGTAATAATAAATTTCATCATTTGCTCTTTGATGGAATACTGCAGGATCATCTACTGCATCCAAACTAAACTGCCATTCATTATCTTCATCGGGTACTCCTAAATTTAAATTTAATACTATACCACGACTTCGTTTTACGGTTGTAAGTGGATTAAACGGCCACTCTTCAATTCCGAATTCAATCAATCTATCACTTGCTACTATCTCACATCCTGCCCACAATTGGTCAACAAACGCCTTTTCAGTCCTTACTGTTGCCATATTTAATGTACTTGCGTATCTTGGTATAGCCACGGCTGCAAGGATACCCAAGATAATCGTAACCATAATGAGTTCAATTAATGTGAATCCTTTTTGATTTTTTAACATGACTAATCTCCTTTCTTCCTTACGGAGTTAATACCTTGTGAAGTTCTGAAGGATTTTCAGCGTCTGCTATAATCAAAGCAGGTGCTTTTGCACTTGAACCACTTCCACTTCCAGCGATTACTAAGTAAATGTAAGCACCATCCTGAAAGGGTGAAGATATACCATTGTTACCAAAGTTATCTTTAAAATCATTTGCACCATCTACATCAAATCCAACATCTACTTGGTGTGTTTCACCTACGAAACTCATCCAATCTGCTGCGAGTGCATCTTCATCATCTACTGCTGGTGAGAATACATACACATAATCGGTTAAGTCTGCTTCATAAGTGGTTTGTGTATTCAGAATAGTTTCTAAATATATTTCCACTGCTGCATCTGTAAGTGTGTTAGCTGGTAAATCGAATCCACCAACTTTTTCATCATACTTAGTTTGTCCTGGAAATCTTCCACGACCTTCTTCAGATACCTTAGCGTTGTAGTAGTTATTAGCTGCTGACGCAATTTTGTCAATAGATGCGATAGTTGATCTGGCCTTAGCACTGTCACCAACTCCACCAAATTTCGGTGCGGCGGTTGTGGCTAATGTACCCATCATCGCAGTAACAACAGCGAATTCAGCAAGTGAATTACCTCTGGTACTCTTTAGTTTCTTAATTAGGTTTTTGAACATTTTCGTTCTCCTTTATTTGTTTGATTGACCAACCTTTGTGATTGTGTCGTTACCTATATACTACAAGAACTATACCAAACTACCCTATTTTTGAAACTTTTTTTATTTATTTTTTAAGTGTTTATATTATTGAAGATGTAGGGGCAATAAAAAACTACTCGATTGAGTAGTCTTTTATTTTCTTAGAAGTTTTATGGTGAATGTAACACTTTGGTTCTATCAAAATGTTACACTTGTATTGAAGTGTTACAGAAATGATCCTGTATTTGCAGTATCAATTTGTCCTGTATTTCTAAACTCTGTCATAAGATTCATATTATATTTCTTCATCAGATTAACTATACGAGTTATGTGTTGAGTTTTAGAACCAGTCATTTCACGAATGAGAATATACAAAGCTTTCTTATTGAAATTTTCTATGTTTTCTCTCCGTCTAAACATTTCTAATACAGCATCTGCTACCAATATATCTTTTTGTCGTCTAAAAACATTGGTAAGATTGTTATCCCAATAATCTAACATCTCTGTTACATATTCTTGATTAAAATTTGCAACCTCTGAATTTTTTTGCATATCTTTTATATTATTACTATAATCAAGAACATCCATTTTATCATGAATCTTATAATTCTTATAATTTTTATTATTATGAAGAATCAAATAATTTTTGGCAACAATACTGAAATAAGAAAATGCTTTACCCTTACCTTCTTTGAACTTATGCATATTCATAACAAGAAAAGAAACAACTTCATGTTTTACCTGTTCTGATGGAACATCAAAATAATAAAATTTGAATGTGTGAATAATATTTTCAGCTAACTTATCAAATGCATATGATATATGTTCATTATAAATTGTATTTTTTAATCTTGCATCATCTGTTTTATTATAACGAATAATAGCATTTTCAGTTGTCTGATTAAAATAATAATTTTTAGTTTTCTTCTTTTTCTTTACTGGTGTTGTAGTCTTACTCACTTATTTCTTCTCCTTCAGTTAAGTCATTTAATTCATCAACTACTTCTTTTATAGAATTAAATATAGAACCTATCTCGTCATCTGACTCAAAATGACCAGTAGAATCTATATCTTTTAATTCTTGTTGAACTTGTGTTACTTTATCACTAAAATTTTCTACCCAAGTTTCAAGTAGTTCTGTTTTTCTATTTAAATTCCAAATTACATATCCTTCTGCAAGAACAAATAATCCTAATACTATTTCTATAATCATGATTTATCTCCAAATAACTCATCAAACAAGTCTTTATGTTTATTTTCTAAAACTTCATCCGTGTGTTCTTGTTTAGTTTCAGTTTTACCAACACTAATACTTTTGATATTGTCTAATTTACTTTCTAATTCTTCTTTTAAATCTTCATCACCAAGTTTCCACTCATCAAATTCTGCTTGAGTTGCCATATGGTCTGCCCAATGAACAATATATGGTAAGTGATTTTTAAGTGAACGTTTTGCATCAAACACTTTAAGATAATATGGATTTGCTTCATCATACAACCCATCGGAAAGTTTGATTGCAAGAGTTTCATTTAGATTGACTTTAACTCCAAAGTGTTGTAAGAGAAATAGAGCCCTATCTGTAACTCTCATATTTTGTATATCTGTATTATGAGTAAAAACCTCACCAAGTGTTTTTCTTCTCCAATCATTATCTTGTGGAACATAATATTCCCCAATTAAATCACCGACCTTACCTAAGTCGTGGTGCATGGCAGAGAAGATAAGTTCTTCATCTGTCCAATCCTTATGACCCCCGACAGACTCATAAGTTTCAGATACTTTTAGTGCTGTTTCACAAACATGAAGAACGTGATTTACATAACCGCCTGCATAACAATAATGGTATTCTTCTTTTCCTGATGCTGGTGCAACTAACATTCTATCTTCAAAGAACTTATACATTTCAAGTAATCGGTCTTTCCGTTCACCATCAAATGTATCTTCTATTAATTGCAACAACTTGTTCCAGTTATCTACTAACTGGGTTTCTGTAAGTTGTTTCATTTATAACCTCTTTATAATTTCCTTAATTTTCCCTTTTTAACTGTTACTCTATGTTCATAAGAACCTTCTTTCTGAACTGCGGTGTAGTCACTACCGTCAATACTTTCTATTTGATATGCTGGTTCGTTTGAGTTAATACCAGATCTAAACCCAACTATTAAAACATGAACCCAATCTCCTACTTTAATTTCAGATTTTTCTTTGATCATCTTTTTTCCTTACTTTCATTTATGATTTCTTATTTATTAATTCTAAATTATCTGTCCAATTCATCTTATAGATGTGAACATTTTCATACTTATATGGTTTAATATGTACAGATTCTAAAATATCTACAACATTAACCCACTTGGAATTCATAGTATCTCTTATTTGATATACCCCATCTTTATGACTATCTGTTGTTCCTTTAATAAGAATGAAATCTCCATAGTCAAATGGACCACCCCATCTTTTTAAAAGATTACGAGATAATGCTACATACTTGTAATCACTTGCTTTACTGATACGAATTTTTGTTCCGTCAGCTGTTATATCTGGAGAATTATCTGTTTGTGGATATATTGGTTGATACATAGTTACATCAACTTCCACACCAAACTTATAAAACTCTGTAAGTTCTGTATGTAATTTTTGATTGTCCGTTAAAAGTTTATCAACTTCATCTGAGTAGAAACCACTTTGTTGCTTAAACATATTTACAGATACAAATCCATTTAATAATGTTATTAGGACAACTCCCGCGATTGCCTTGTTTGTTGATATCATATTATTTTCCTTTCGAATTACTCTTGATCTTACGAAATAAATTCATAAAAGTCAAGTCTTTTTTGGCTTATAAAATATAAAAATTGGTTCATATTTTAAATAAGTTCCGTTTATTTTGACCGCGTTTTTGACATTAGATTGATCAACTCCAACCATAGATGTCATTAACATTTTTAATTTACCTTTATATTCACCACCAAGAGATTCAATGATATCAATACTATCTTGTTCAAGCGGGTGGTATTTATTCTTCCCAATTTTGATATCTGCTATATTCCATAATAAATATCTATTTTCTCTTAAACTCTCATATGCATTCACCAAGGTCGGTTTAAGAAAACCATCTCTCCAGCTATCATACTTAGGATATAACTTATAACTTTGTTCTTCATCTTCACTATATTGCTCTCTGTCAAAGTATGGCGGACTTGTAAAAACCAAGTCAAGTGTTCCCTTATACGTCTGAAACTCTGAATTGTTCCCAATAAATTCACTTCCATCTTGAAATAAATGATAGGTATTTTTTTCTTCTTCCCAAAATGGATTGGTTTCTAATACTTCATTATTAAAGAAATCGGCCACATATTCGTATCTTGTCTTACCTAACTCGTCTATATAATTATCCGTGTTAGGGTCTGTGCCAATATAATGAATTCGTTTGAGTGATGACATAGCTCCGAGAATACGACCACCCCAACCTGCTGATGGGTCATACACATTGAGCAAGTCTTGTGATATATGTTCTGTATATTTCTCATATAAATACCTTGCTGTTAATGGTGGGAAGTTTACTGCTGGTTGTCCAAGTCCTAATCTGAATGCTTGAATGCCTGCTGGAAATAACTTTTGTCCTAATTGAAAATCTCTAACTAAGAATTTATATGTTTTACCATCAAGTTCTTTTGGTAAATTGGTTTTATGTTTATCATCTAACTTCTCTACTTCTTCAACTGAAAGTGTTTTGTATTCACTCTCTACTTGATTGTGTTTGTGTTGAACTATAAAAAAGTTCTCTGGTATTCCTTCACCAACTAAAACACACTTAGACCAATTATACATTGAATCTCTTTTTAGAATTCTTAATATAACCTTTTGAAATTTATCTTTATATTCGTCTGTAAACCAATCATAAATAGAACCATTCTGAACACGAGTCTTTAACATAGTTGGAAAGAATTGATTAACTCCACTTGCATGTTTATTGTAATTCTTAATCACATTCCTATTACCGTCATCATCACTAACCAAGAATTTATGATGAACATCATATTCTCTCAATTTCATAAAGTTCTTTTTTAAGTCTTTAGTGTCTTGACCAATTGTAGGTGGAATACCTTTTTCATCCCATTCAGATATAATAAATTTTCTTAGATTCTCAATCCATTCTTCAGTTTGAGCATCATCCATCCAAAGTAGTTCTTCAAAGTTTATATTAACATTGGATTCTAAGAGATTACTTCTTTCGTAATAGTATTTTTTTATAACCATATTTTTGTGGAGCTGGGGAGATTCGAACTCCCGTCCTGTCTATTTTCTATACAAAGTCATTTACAGTTTGTTTGATTTCTCATAGGTTAAAATCAACAAAACACCATCGAGCTCGTAACCTCGACTCCGACAACATATCTCTGTGTTGCTCAGGGTTGGATTTCAAATAGGTAGTAATCCAACGAAACCACCGTTTGTCTAACTTATTTTATGACCGAGTGTTAGACAACTCAGTAACTTATGCGTAAGCGTAAGTTGGTTCGTAATCCATCACGGGTTCAACGAAATCGTTAAACATCCGTTCTGTATCGGCTAAATGCCAATCAATTACTAACCCGTCTAGCGATTTATCGCCATTTAGGTTTGGTTGAGTTTTATTTAAGAGTCTACTCAAACTCTACTGCACTTTAGTATCGAATAATACCAGTCGATACCTGTCAGCCCCATAAATTTTCATCATCTAAATCTTTATCTTGTTCGTATTCTTTAATTGGATTTTCATCTTCATAAATTAATTCTTCTAATAATTCCTTGAGAACGTCCCAATCTTTATCTTCTATCGCCTCACTTAATATCTGAATAACTTTATCTATATCCATATAAATATCTCCATTCTTAGGGATAAGTATAGAAAAATTAATTAATCATTCAATAATTGTTTTTTATCTTTTTTAGGTTTATCTTTAAAATAATTATCAATATAACATTTTCCAAAATACATTATACCTAACCAAATAGATATTTCTATAACTTCAATGTATCCAAGACTATTTAATATTCCTATATCCATTTTATTCTCCTAAGTTAATAAATGTGGTTGTGCTTCAACTTGACCTGCCCTTGTAACCTCTACAAATTCGACCAAAGACCTGTATTCCTCCAGATTCGATGCACCAACATAAGAACAAGAACTCCTAATCCCATCTCTAATATCATGTAAAATTCTTTTAACTTTTCCTTTGTATGGTATAACTTTGTGATTACCTTCAACATTTTTATCGTTTCCTTTTGAATCTCTTGAAGCAGAACCTCTATATTTTTTATGTAATTGTTCGTTTGGCCATTGACCTTTTTTCTCTATTGTACCTGGACTTTCTTTCGTCCCTGAAAGTAACGAACCAACCATGATGGTGTCAGCTCCACTACCAAGTCCTTTACAGACATCACCAACATTACGAATCCCACCATCAGCAATGACAGGAACATTATACCCATCAGCAACGGAACAAACATCAAGAAGAGCAGTAACCGAAGGAAGTCCAACCCCGGTTCTGATTCTCGTTTCGCATAATGAGCCGTTACCGACTCCCACTCTAAGGGCGTCAGCTCCTTTTTCACATAGAAACTTTGCTCCATCTCCTGTTGCAACTGATCCCGCAACGACTTCGATTTCTGATATGTCATTTTTAATTTCTTCAATAGCATCTCCTACTAATTTGTGATGTCCATGTGCTACATCTATAAGTATAACATTACATCCGTTCCATACTAATTCTCTCGCTCTTTCTAAATAATCTCCAGTAACTCCTACTGCTGCACATAATGGTCTTTTCTTCCAAATCTCTTCATCTTTAATCATACCATCTGCCCAATAAAACCTATCCTTTAAATCTTTCCAATCTGATTTGGTAGGTGGACTATTCCAATGTTTTACACTCTCATACCATTCATCCCATTCTTTATCTATAGTTCTTTCTTCAACATCACCACCCATATTTTTAGAAATATCAAAATATCTATCCCATTCATAATGTAACTCCTTCATCATATGGGCTTGTTTTTCAATAGACATAAATCTATGTATAACACCAACACCACCCCACTCTAACATTTCAATAGCCATATCTAATTCAGTTACGGTGTCCATAGGTGAAGCAACTATTGGAATAGTGAGTTCTGTATTCTTTGTAAATCGTGTATTAAGTTTTACATCTTCACGAGATTTTAATTTCGAATACTTTGGAACTATATTTACATCATCATATGTTAAGTATTTTTTCACTTTTTCTTTTTTCCAAAAATCTTTTCCCAATTCTCAGCGTACTTATTAGCATCTGATACTCTACTCTTATCACCTTTACCGGCATTAGAATACTTACTTTTCGGTTTTGGTTTTGGTTTTTCTTTTTTAGTTTTTGTTTTGACCTTTTTGCTCATTGAACTTTAGGTTTACCTTCTTCATAACATTGATTGTCACAAAAATTATAAACTGATATTTTTCTATCACCTTTTAAATCAACACGATTGGTTTTAGGTGCACTCTTTTGATATGCTGGTATATCTGCCCCATATGGAATTGATGGAACAATGTGATATACAAGTGGATTAGTTGCCATCTTTCCACAATTATGACATTTTCTTCTGATTGGTTTAACTACTTTTTTCTTCATACTGTTATTGGACCTCCTATATAAATTGTCCATAGACCACTATCTATAAGTGGTTTTGCTTTTTTGTATTTCATTGTTGATAATATTTTACCATCTGTTATATCTACAAGTTCGTTTCTACCCCACTTCTTTTTTACTCTAAGTGGTTTTGGTTTATGTTCTCTATCCATTATTGTAACTCCATTTAAATGATCTATTTCGTGTTGGACACAAATAGATTCTAATAATCTTTGTTCTTGATCATTTTGTTTTTGTTCTGCTTCCCAACTACCTTTACCTTCTTCACCACTTTCTGCTCCACTAAAATACCAACCACTTTCTTCTTGTTCGGTTTGTATTATAACATTTCTGTATCTCTTAGTGTTAACACCTCGTTTTGGGTAACTTAAACAACCCTCATAATAATCTATCTCATCCCATTGTTCTTTAATAACAGGATTAATTAGAATAAGCGGTTCCCTAACATTAACCACAGCAACAGCGGCGTCAATACCCACCTGGTTAGCCGCAAGACCAATTCCGTCTTTCCTCTCATTGAGTGTAGTGAATAAAATCTCGGCGATTTTAAGTCCTTCATCTACTGAAACCTTTCTCAGTTTTTTGTTTATAACTAAATTATGTTCTTTAAAACAGTTTATTACTTTACGCATAATTAGACATATCTATTTCATCGATAAAATGTATAGGTAGTATTAACCTATCCTCTAACTTATCTGGTACAATATACCAATCTGGAATATATTTTATATAAACAAGATTTGATGTATCCACTTCATCAATATAATCTGATGGTGGTGGTGGAACTGGACAAGCACATCCCATTACTTGTGTTCCAATAAATACAACTAATACAAATAGTATAACACCTAAAAATTTACAAGCCTTATTTTCGAAGTCTGTCATAACAACTCCCATAATACTTATATAATTCATTACACATTTTCATTTCTTTCTTTTTTAATTTAACATCAAGACCATCAGCTAACATACTATCTAACTTCGTAACAAACTTAAAATCTTCTTTCCATTCAACACCATTTCTTGCTGGTATTATATAATTACCTTTTCTCTTGGTTAGGAATTTATGTTCTTCCGCCCAATGTAACATTGTAGCTGATAAGTGTTTTAATTTTTCTTGAGAATTTGTCAATCTTCCTTCTTTACCCAAACACCTCTAAGATATTCTCTTAACAAACCATTTTCGGCTTTTCTACGAATACAAAAATCTTCATACGATTCACCTTCAAGTCTTTTGGGTCCTTTTAACCCAACTGAAATCTGGTATCGTTCTTCCAAATATCTATCTTGTGAAAGATACTTCTGTTGTTGTGTCCTATTTCCCTCACCTGGTTTAGTTATGGGTTTCATTGGATGTGTGCTCATTTTAACTCCTTAATTAATATGGAAAATTGTTAAACCAATCATTGTCGTTAGATTTAGCGACTTGATAGGCTATGTAAAGTAATATACCTATAACCATAAATTCAAACATCTTTAACCTCTTTAAGAGAACCTAAATTCCCTTCTGTTTTCTCAAGATACAATTTTGCATCTTCTTCATCTTTTGCCCAAAAACTATAACCCTGATCCGAAGTCCATTGTTTATAATTATGTTTCACATGAAACGGTATAGACTTTTTCTTTTTAGCCATTTTCATTGACTCCTATTGTTACTGATTTAACTCCATCATTGAAAGCTTTATTATATACCATATCTGTTAAATTAAAAAACATATATGTAAAACTAACATAGACAAATATCCATCCTATTTTAATTCCAAAAACTGTGGTATCAAAAAATGTACTACCTAACCACACCATACTTTTATTAAATGGTTTTATAAACCATGCCATTAATTCCATACTTTATCCTTTATTTATATTGTGATTAATAAAATCTTTTTGTTTCTGATGAGCTTTCTTCAATTCAGCCTTTCTCTCAGCGTCTATAGCGAGAAGCATTTCTTCTTTTGTCCGACGCTTTTTACGTTTCTTCGTTACAGGTTTAACCTTAGTAGGTTTCTTAGTTCCCTTTAACTTAGGTTGTTCTTTACCCAAGTGATAAACTGTTCCGTCCTTATCAACGAACTCTTTCATCCAATGCCAACCAGCTGGTCGTCCCGTTGGTTTATAAGTTGATTTAGGTTCTTTAGGAAAACCACAGGTAGCTAAAACACACATAGAACAGGTTACCCTGACGGTTTCTGAACCAATGTTACTAACTTCTCTACCACATTTATGACAACACATATGAAGTATACCATCTACTTTATATGAATTACTTATTTCAGTTTTCATTTTTTTCTCTCTTTCGTTTAGGCGTATCCCATGTCGCCATTAATTAAAGAACCCATAAGCATTTCTTCTAATGCTTCTTCTTTTAGGTCCTCATAAGTTTTACCATTATTCCAATTTGATTTGGAATCCATAAAAAACATTTCTTCTGAATCATCTCTACGAATGAAATCATCATAGGTAGATTTCTTATCTACCTCTACTAAAGATAATACTAAATGTTCATTCATATCTTGTAAAAGATTCATATGTTTTACCATACTTCGTTTGGTCTTTCCATGATACAATGTTTTAATCTCATTAGGACTACCATCGTGTTCGTCAAAAGACATTATTAATAACCAAGATTTTTTCATTTCTTTTCCTTTAATTTGAGTGCTGGGTGAGATTCGAACTCACGACTAATGGATTTGCAATCCACCCCATTAAACCACTCTGGCACCAGCACGGCCTCTATACTTAGTGCGGAATGATTCACTTATAAAATGTGTATGTTTACACTTCCTTCTATAAGTATAACCTAAACAATTACAACTATAATTTTTATGATACGGATCCCATTCTACCGTGTATTTGTTTCCATTAGAACCATCTACACGCCATTGATTATCTTCCATAATCTCTCCGTCAAAAACTTCTATAATCTTATCAATCAGATTCATTTGAATCCTTTTTATAAGATATGTAAGGAATCTTTGATGTAAACTCAACATCTACATCTACATCCAAACCGTCCTCACCTTCAGTTTCTAATTCTACATTGTTATTAGAAATAAGAATATTAATTCTATCTTTAATAGTAGATAAAAGTCTGTCAGCGTTATCAGTTCTATCCCAACGACTATATTCACTTGTCCATACAGGAAAATTAGTTGGAACTTTAATTATTGAAACATTAAGTTTACCATCGTGATAATAACTTCTTCTGGATGTAGCTATTCGTAAATCAAATCCTTTTGATTTTAACATTGGTGCTACTTCACTACGAAATTCTCTACCAAGTTCTGCGGCTGATTTAAACATAATAATCTCCTATAGTATTTTCTAATCCACCCCACATTAAAAGTGAGTTTGTAAGTTCATCATCAGCGTCCGTCCAATCTTCAGAAGGATCAGTCCAATAAACTTCTCCACTATCGTTGTCGTATATCTCTGTAATATAAACATCACCATCATTATCAGAATACCATACAACATTTAAATCTGTAATCTCATTTACATTTTTACCATCGGGTATAAAACCTAAATCATCCATTAAATCAATAAGGTTGATATTTTTAACTCTATGTTTTCCTTCAACATATTCATCTTTTCCAACCATATAAGCGGTTCCGAAAATTGTTTCATTCATATTAGACATTATCTTTCCCCCAAATATTCAGGTTCACCAATATGACCTTCTACCCAAGATTCATAGGATAGATTAAACATAACCTCATCAACAGATTCCTTATCAGTATCAGATAATGCCTCAAACCAATCATAAGAATCACCGTTAATTTCCATTTCCATAATATTCATCGGTTCATCAACACCAATAGTATTATCAACCATCATTGGAAAAGTATCTCCACTAACCTTATCTAAGGCTGTACCGACACTATTAAGAATAACGACATCCCCAATATGTCTGTCATTTTCTATTAAATATTCATTTAAATTCATTGTATTATCTCTCATTGTTACTTGATCTTACGAATAAATAATGAGAAAGTCAAGGCTTTTTTTACTTTTTTTTCACTTTTTTTCTTTCTCATCTTAATTGATCTTACATAAGAAATACTATATGAGTCAAGGCTTATTTTCGTTTTCTTTCATTTTCTTTAGTATTACGTCTGGATACTTAATAGCACCTCGTTCTTCGGGAATAAAAATTCCACCTCCTGATTCTTCTTCTATAACTTCTTCTATAACCTTATTATCTTTTTTTGCTTCTCCCTCATCGGGATCAGGTTTAAAAGTTTCTTTAACTATCTTTTCTACCATAGTCTTACCTTCTTTATATAAACCAAGTCTTTTTGGTTTCTTTTTCTTTGGAGATCTGTCACTTGACTGTTTCCCAGACGACCCCTGTTGCCTATTTACCATAGTTATGTTATATGCTATAACTAACGCTACGGCCATAGGATCAAACACAAAGATAAGAATGAAGATAAAGAATTTTACCACCGTATCCACGTCTGTCCCAAAAACTCTTGCGAGATAAATTGCAGGACCTACATCAACACCAGTTTCTATCAAGGCAGTTTTTAAATCACCTATCTCTTGTTTAATATCTAATATTTGGTCATTTACTTCCAATACCTTTGGATTATAATCTGCACGAAGTTGTCTTTTCGCTGTGATATAATTGTCTGGTAGTTCTGATATAGCAAGTTCTAACTCTTCTTTAAGATATTGCTTATCTTCTTCTAATTGACCTAATCTATCTTCTTTGTATAATAGTTTAGTAGATTCTTTTTCAAACTCTATCGTAGCACCTTGATAGGCATTCGATAGAAAGCCAAAGATACCAGCACTTGTTATTAAAACCAATATTACTACACCAACTGTCATATAGTATTTTAACCAAGTATTTACTTTAGTCCAATACCTATATAAAAATGATGCTGAAACTAATTTTGCAAATTCTAAGCTACCTGCCATAATAATTACGGCGAGAGTAGCCCCGCTAAATAATTTAGATAATCCAAATACAGAGTAAAATGCCGCACTACCCGCTACGAGTAATGCAGCCAATCCTACAAAATATGGAAATATCCTACTTCTTGTGGTTTCCACATGAGTTCTCCCAGTTACTAATTAATCATCTTCCAATTGAATCAAGTTAATTATAGCATCAATCTGATTCTCAATCTGTTGTAGTGAGTTCACTACGACCTGTATTGGTGTTCCTACATCACCTGGATCCGTTGGAACTACCAAACTTGATTTTAACCTTTCCACTGCTAATTGTAACTGGTCGAGTTGTGATTCAACCTGATCTTTTCTTAACATATATTACCTTTGTTATTATAAATATTGTATATATCCTATATTATTTAGATTCTGCTACTGAAGCTTTTCTATATTCAGTAACAAGTTTCTTTATCTCACCAATGTGTTTTCTTGCTCTACCACCTGCTGCTTTATTACCTTTTTCAGCATGTGCTCTATGGTTCTCTTGAAAACCTTCCCACAAGTCATTTAACTGGTTGTATAGTTCTTTACTACTTGCCATTTTCTTTCTCCTTTATTTGTTGTAATCCAAGAGATTGTAAAATCATTCCTTTCATAATCTCTTTGTCTTGGTCTGGGGTATTCCCCCACTTCCAAGCATAAGTTGTTTTTAATTGTTTAATCTTTTCTGTTAATCTCTTAACACTCTCACTTAAATATTCACTATCATCATTTTTGATGTCGGAAATATCTATTCCTAATTCTTTTGCTATCTCTACTACCTTTGACCAATCCCTATTCTTTACTGACCTCTGTGCCTCTTTATACATATCAACCTTGGCATCATACTCCTCGTCTGATATGTCTTTGTTGATAAGTTTGTCTGGGTGGGTTTCTTTAGCTATTTTTTTAAAAACCATATTGACATCATTTGCCGGTATGTCATATTCAGGAGGTTTAGAAGTTACATCATCTTTATTTGTTTCAGTTGGGTCTTTAAAATATTTCCTAAACTCAACATCAAATTCTCTTAAACAATCTTTAAATATCCATTCGGTTTCTTCAAGTTCTGTTCGTAAGTAAAGTATTTGTTGTTGTAACTTTTTTCGTTTTAACTCTAATAACTTATCATTCACTACGCTTGTGGCATATTTTCTTTATTTAACCAAATAAACAAAGCCTCTTTTTCTTCAGAACTCATTCGTTCAAACATTTCTGGATGGAATGGTATTTCTAATTCATTAAAAGCTAATACATCTTCATCATCATTTGGTACAATGATTTCACCACTATCAGCACTTATTCTTAACTCTTTCAACTTACGAATAAGTTCTCTAAAATAGGTTGTGTGTTCTGGTTTATCTGACATAATACTGTTTCTCCTACTTATAAATATCGTTTTTCTTAAATATCTTCAAATTCTGCGTCAATAACGGTTCTACAATAATAGTAATCGTTACCGTTTCTAAGAACTGTATCTGATCCCCACTTTTCTTTCCAATATTCTGTTCCTTTTATTTCAGAACTTTTTACAGACATAGTTCCTAAGCACTCGTATAGGACATCTTTAATTTTAATTATCCTATTAATTTTACCCATTGAAATAAAAAAAGGGCTCGGTTGATTTTTTAAGTTTTAATTTAGTGGAAACTAAAAATTCGGTTGAGCCCCTTTTATATATTATGTAACCTCTATTATGAGATTTTTACGAATGTTTTCTTCGGTTTCTCTGGTTCTATTTTTGGAATAGATACAGAAAGAACTCCATCCTTAAAATTAGCATTGATGTTATCACCATCTAATTGTTCACCTAATTCAAAGGAACGTTTGAACGAAGATTGTTTTAACTCTCTACGAAGAACCTTAGCACCTTCATCTTCGAAAGTACTATGTTTATCACCTGAGATAGTTAGAACTCCATCTTCAACTTCTACGTTTAATTGTTTCTTATTCAATCCTGGAATTTCAGCCACGATACCAACTTTATCATCGTATTCATATACGTTTACTTTTGGATATGCTGAACCTTGATATGGTTTGACTCCAACTGATTTAACTACTTCTGGGAATTGTGATTCCACCATTGAGTCAAACATTTTGTCAAACGGGGTTAAAAATTCATCCCTATCGAAAAAAGGGATTCCTGTACGAAAAGCAACTTTAGTCATTTTATTTCTCCTATTTTAGTTACTGTTAGTCAACTATGAATATCAACTTCTTTTGAACCTTGATATTCGGTTTATGTATCGACCTCGCATTGAGCGTCGAAATCTTTCATATATAAATATATACTTCATTAGAAAAACATCAC